ACGATGATTTATGAAAAGAATGGCACTGGAGCTTGTGGAAGCAACAATTGTTATTGGCAGACATTTGAATATATGTTTGTTTTCACAAAAGGTAAAATTAAGACAGTGCATAGATTAGACAACGGAAAACCAAGAACAAAAGGTGGCATTAAAACTGGCAGGATAACAAAGGATGGAATTCAAAAAGTTGAAAAACGAAGTGATGCAGAAGGAAAGTTACAATTAAGATCAAATATATGGAGATATAATGTTGGATTTACTTCTGGCTGTGACAAAACTGGTCATCCTGCTGTGTTTCCAGAGCAACTTGCTAATGACCATATCATTTCGTGGAGCAATGAAGGAGACACAATTTTGGACCCATTTATGGGAAGTGGCACAACAGCAAAAATGGCGTTGCTTAACAACCGTAAATTTATTGGCATTGAAAAAGATGCAGGGTATTTTGAGATTGCTAAAAAGCGGATTGGTGTATAACCATGCTTTTTAGCGGCTCGCAGAGTCCGCGCTACAAAGCGGTTGTTATGTGACCGCTAGAGGTAATCATGAGCATTAAGAAGATATGTAAAAACTGTGACGATTTTTGTGCAAAAACAAATACTTGTACAATAAGATTTTTGATAAGTAAAACAGATCGCAAGCCTATGCCGAGAAAGCCAGAACAAAAAGCCTGCGAAGTATTTATGTATAAGATCACATAACCCTGCTTTTTAGCGGCAGAATGTCCGCCAACAATGCAGTTGTTAGGCGCTAAGGAGAAAATTATGCTGATAGAAAAATATGAACCAACAATTAAAAAATACACTTGTGTAAGTAGCAAATTCAATTGGTTTTTTCTTACTGGCACAGGCAGCACGCCAGAAGATGCACAAAAAGATATGTTTTTAAAACATGCTGAAATTACAAAAAATAGAACAGGTTATGCAGTTATTAATACGAATTGCGCATAACACTTTATTTTTTGAACATGGTTCATAATTTTAAAAGTCAGATGGTAGTTTAAAAGCCGCTTGGTTACTGGTTTTTTAGCTTAAAAGTTCGTTAATGTAAGTTATTATTTGATACATTTAACACAATTATAAAAAGATGAGGTATTTATGGATAATATTGATAAAGAAAAAGTGTTTAAAGACTTAATGGATTACATTGACACAGTTAGTTCAGAAGAATTGTATCATGCTTTCACGAAGCATGTACCAGAAGAATCCAAAAGTGGGATAGTAAAAAGAACTGCTTTGCAGTGTTATATGCAAGGGAAGAATGTCGGAAATCATATAAAGAAGTTCTTAAGTAAACAATGAAACACATAATATTAACATGCTGTTTAAACGCTCTCAGTTTCATTGTAAGCGCAGACAATGTTAATCCTTATATGTCTAGTCTAATACAAATGGAAACGCTTCAGAATGCAATATATCATGAAGCAAGAGGTGAACCATTCAAGGGGCAAGTGGTGGTTGGGCAGGTTATAGTTAATAGAGCTAATCACCACAAGTTTCCTGATACAATTGAGGGTGTTGTATATCAGGATAAACAGTTTAGTTATACAAAGCGTAATAGTCTTATTATGAAAGAGCCAAGAGCAAGAGTAAAAAGTTTTATAATATCGCTTGCAATTCTTACAAATATGTATTATTATGATAAGTATAAAGAGTCAATGTTCTACCACGCTTGCGCTGGGAAGCATAAAGTGATTCCTAAATGGAATTGGAAGAAATTGAAATTTGATGGGAAGATTGGTAAACATTGTTTTTATAGCTTTAAGGGGAGTGTATGACTGATAAAATTAGAAAGTATTTACTTATTATATGTCTGAGTATATGGGCATTTCTTGGAGTTCTTTCAACTGTTAAAGAACATTCACAAATAAATAAATGTGAACAAAATGGCTTACATTGTGAAATGCGAGCTATTCCTGTGATGGAGTTAAAAGAATAAAGCAGGCTTAGTTTAATTGGTAAAATATTTGGCTTCCAACCAAATGTCATCGGTTCGATTCCGATAGTCTGCTCCAATTATGACAATTGTAGCTCAAAGCGGAAGAGCGTGGAGATAAAAACTTCAAGGTTGCTGGTTCAAGTCCAGTCAGTTGTCACATAAATTATGTGTTGTATAGCAAAACGGTATGATAGGGTACAGTCCCAGATGAAAATACTAGCTAAGTAGTCTGAAGATGTGCGTGTCCTGACTGGTATCGCACCAGTGGAAGCAGGTTCGACTCCTGCAACAACACATATCTAAATAAAAGCTTGAGTGGCTGAATGGTTAAAGCACCCACCTGCAAAGTGGGATTTCGTTGGTTCAATTCCTACTTCAAGCTCCAAACACGTAAAGTGTAAAATAGCACAAATCTGTGCAACATAAAGCAAGGGAATCCTTGTCAATTTAAATTAATGAGAGGAATAATAAAATATGGCTTTTAAACCAAAATCAAATTACAAAGGTAATGATGAAGATCGTAAATATCCAGTTCCATCTAATGATGGTTTACAATTTGCACGGGTAAGTCAGATTGTGGATATGGGTACACAACCTCAGCCCAACTCAGAGTTTGAATATGAACCTGAAAAGCCAGAACACATTGCTGCTCTTGCAGATGGCACAGGAAGCCTTACAATTCCAGCCTATGGTGACCTGAAGGGTAAACAGTGTATCAGCCTCCCACGTAAGCCTGTGGACTCTGTTGCTGTGTTTGTTGACCTTGTTGAAGAAACTGTAGATTATGGTGGTGAAATTGGTGAGAAGCATTACCGCATCATGTTGAACAAGAAATATATGGGTGATGTGCATCCAATTCCGTTTAAAGCTACCAAGCCTAAAACAGATGGAGCTAAATGGACATTCTCTCCTCGTTCAATGTTATCATTGCTTGCTGTAGCATGTAATACACAAGAAGTGATTGGTAAGGGTACAGATGATGAGAATATGGATATTTCATTGCTGTTGAATAAACCATTGCAAGTGAATGTGGAGATTGTAACAACAGAGAAAAATGGTAAGACATTCACCAATGTGAATAATAAAGGTTTATCTCCAATCCGTAAAACTGATGTTGTTCCAGAGCTTATCACTCCTGCACGTCTCATCACATTCGATGATGCAACAGCAGAAGATGTTAAATTCATTCGCAAGGATTTGCGTGAGCGTATTGAACAAGCTATCAACTTCAAAGGGAGCAATATGGAGAAAGCATTTATTGCTGCTGGTTTTATTCAAGCACAAGCTAGTGAGCAGAAGCAAGATGAGAATGTTCCTGAAGCTGGTGATCCATTTGATGGGGATGAGGAAGACTTGCCCTATTGATGTTGTGTGAATAATTAAAATAATAATAAGAACATTATATTGCCCTCCTTGTGAGGGCTTTTGTGTTTTTGAGAGGAATGTATGTCAAAGTTATACCTGTGGGTTGATAGTGACACAATAATAATTACATCTGCTATGTCAGTGCAAACTAATTACTGTGTGTATAAAGATAACAAGTTTATTGAGCCTTGTAAATCAAAGCTACAATGGACAAAAGATTACCCTGATAAAAATCCTAATGATTATGAATTCAGGCAAGAATCAAGGTTAAAGAATAACAAACAAATGTGTTTATCTGTTTGTAAGAAGCAAATTAGAGAAAAGTTTGCAGCAATACAGTCTAAATTCCCAGACAGGGAGATGACTATAGTTCTTGAAGGGGAGTCAAATTATCGAGAGGATATTTACCCCGGCTATAAAGGAGACCGTAGCACTGAGATTATATTGAGAAAGGAGTTATCTATTTGGGTTGGTAAAACATTTCCAAGAGTTAGGTATGCAATTGGGCAGGAGACCGACGATTCTATCACTATTGCTATGTGGCGCGGTCATAAGGATTATTTGAATACAGGTGTATACACATATATGGTAGCTGCTGTTGATAAGGACATTTCCACTTGTGCTGGACTCCTTTATAACTATAACAATGACACATTGACAGAGGTAACAGAATTAGGAGCTGATCGTTTCTTCTGCATACAATGTTTGATGGGTGATAGTACAGATTGTGTTAAAGGTATAAACGCACCATTGTCAAAAGAGTTATGTAAGAAGTATTCTGTTAGGTCATCAAGTAAAGGTGTTGGTGAGGTTACAGCTAAGGCTATTATGGCTTCTTGTATTACAAGTAAGGAATGTTTTGAACGACTTGTTGAATGTTACAAGGATGCTCATGGTGATGACTGGTTAGATAAACTACAACTTGAAGCAGGTGCATTGAGGATGAGGCATATTAAAAATGAAATGTATAAGATTGTTGACCATTTGAAACATTTAGGAATTGATTATGAATCCGTGGGATAACACAACAGCTTGGAAGAATGAAAAGGATTTCCTTAACTGGCTACGAAGCCAGACAAGACGAGTATGGTCAAGACACCCTGTAAAATTGTCATACAAGCAACAGAGACGTTTTAAAGCTCCAATAGGTATCAACAATAAGGAAGTGTGGGCTTGCCACTGTGAGATGTGTAATGAGCTTGTGCGCTCTTCTGATTGCCAGATTGATCATATCATTGCTGGTGGGAGCTTTAATGATTGGGAATCTTATACTGAATGGTCAAAGCGTATATTGTGGGTAACATTTGATGATTTACGAGAACTCTGTGTTAGCTGCCATGAAATAATCAACCTACAACAGAAATCTGGATTATCATTTGAAGATGCCCGCCTAGAAAAATCAGTAATATCATGGCTCAAGGAACATACAGTGGATGAACAAAAGGACATCCTCACTAAAGCAGGCTTTACAGATGCTCAAGTGAAGAATGATAAGGCTAGGCGTAATTCAATACGAGAGTTATTAAAAACAACATAGAAGTAAACATGAGGGAGAATGGCTTAATTGCTGTTCTCCTTTTTTTTTTTGTTTTAAATACCTTGATTATTACTTTATATTCTCTATACTATAAAAATAACCAGTTTGGAGATTATTATGTTGACTTATTCAGAATACAAACAAGCTTTACTAAAGCATGACCTCAGTATGTCAAAGTTTAAATTCAGTAGAAGTGAGGCTGGTAGAAAGAGCATGTATGGTATTTATGTAAAAGAAGTAAATGCTGGAACATATCCACCTGACCTGCTATTTAAGAGGGCTGGTAAAACATATCATTCTGATGGTGTTGTAGTTAAACACAATCTCGAATTACCACAGACACTCAGTATTCATGATGTTAAGCTAGAAAATAATACACAAACCATTACACCATGCTCTGATGTCACTGACTTTGAAGAGTATGTGGCACGTAAATACCTACAACTAAAAGAGAATGCGAAAAATAGAGGTAAAGATTTCAATCTTACACTAGGTGTTGTCCGCAGGTTACTCAAGAGAAAAACTTGTTATTATACAGGAATACCTATTGGTAACGTTGGTAATATCCCCACACCAAACTCTTTCACTGTAGATAGAGTTGACCCTACAAAAGGTTATGTTATTGGGAATGTCGTTGCGTGTTCTTATGCTGCAAATCAATTTAAGAGTAAGATTGAACATGAATTTAATGGTGTGTTGAGTCGTGAGAAACAATTAAAGATGTTGCAGAAAATGTTTTCATGATTTTTAATAATTAATTATTTTAAATATGTTGACACACAGAATCCATTTGCTATTATTACTTCACGCGCTGCTTGGTAGGCAGCTAGTCTGGGGCGGTTACCCCGATGATAGAAATGATTGACCATCATAAACAAAGCTTCAGTTTGGAGATTTCCAAAACATGACGTGGCATGTAGGATGGGTAAGGTGGAGGAGAATTCTATAACCTTTGTTGGCCGCAAGTCTGACATAGGCTAGACCGAAGAAGCCCCCCCATCCAACCACACTAATTATTTAAATATGTTGACAAGGGTTACAACAGCTATTAAGCTACACACATCAAATAACTAAATGGAGGATAAATATGTTAACCAAAACCTATTACTGGAAAGAATTATCAAGTGATGGATTACTAAAAGAACCAAAGGAAGTTGGTGCGTATTATGAAAGTGAATCTATTAATAATTATTATGGATTTGCTAGTGAGGAAGATGCTATAATACATCTCACAAAAATGTGCAATAAACATGAATTTTGCATACCTGACGTAATGTTAATTACAGAATATAAATGGAGAACATAATGAAACTTATAAACACAATTGTGATTTGGTGGCTTAAGACAACAGGTAAATTTAAGGGTTTACCAGAGGATGCTATTGAGTATTACGGTCGTTGGTATGTGCCAATTACAAAATATGATTATTATTCTCACTGTTGGTCTGATCAAGATACACCTATATATTCTTATCATTATCAGGAACTTTCTATAGATAAATATGGGCAATACATACCAGAAAATTGTTGGTTATCTACAAATACACCATTATCCTGCGAGGAGAAAATATAATGAATAAATTTAAAGTTGGTGATAAAGCAATTGTTAATGATATACCTGTAGATACAAAAGGTGATGGTAGGTTTACATTTACTAGGTATATGAGGGATTTTGTTGGTAAAGAGGTCACTATAACTGATATTCAGCAAGGTTATTATAGTGCTACACACTTTAGCGACTTGGCACATTTATATAATGAAGATTGGTTATCACCTATTACCGCTGAACCATCTGTCTATAAAGATGGTAATATAAATTTGGATAATTTGAAAGAAGTGCTTAAAGATCAAGGTGGGTGTCTCTGTATATTTATGGATGGTAGTATGTCTATTAAGGAGTATTTTAAGGATATTTCTATTGTACAGATTGGTTTTAATCTTGAAAAACTGAATGGCATGTATGCGGACATCATATCAGCAAAGAATAAAGCAAATGCTGAACAAGCTAAAAGAGATTCCATTGAAATAGAAATTAAAAAGATGGAAGATGCTATTGCTGAATTGCGTAAGCAAATGATACAATAGTTAAAACAATAACAGATAAGCGTAAGATGAAGGTTGAATGGGTATTTAATAAGCCTGATTGGGCTACAACTTAGGAGAACATATAATGCACCCAAAACAATGCCCATGTTGTAAATGCCCATGGTATAGTGAAGAAACAATAACTGAATATTTCACACGTAAATATGAAATTGAGGGTGTTCCAGCTTATAAGCAAAAGGATGGCTTTACTGCCCCACATCTTGCTGCATTAGATACAGCAGCATCCTACGGTGATACACCATTGACACCAAAGCATTTTGGCATTAATATTATTGGTATGGAAGAAAATAGGGATTATATAGAATGGTGGGGTTGTACAAAATGTGGAGCGAGAGTTAATCGTTTTACACACAAGATTGAACAAAAGCATAAATACACAGATATGTTAATTAATTATGGGAAACAGGGGAGACATTAAATTGACAAAGCAATACAAACCAAGTGAAACATTAAATGGTAAAATACAAGAGTTTGTAGATAAAGCTAAATCTGTTGATTTCATGGCACAATTTCAATTTGAACAGACAGATAGAGATGTTATAATTACATGTATTTCTCCTAATTTTCAGCAGATAACACGCTATGCTGTTTGGGAAGAATCTATAGGTGGAGTGTTGACAGGGAAAGTTGGTGGGGCTATATTAGATCAACAAAGAATATTTTAATTAGGGGAGAATAGTTATGAAAGCGAGTGATTTGAAAGCTGGTATGTTTTGTATTGTGGATAGGAATCGTTCAGGAAACAAGTCATTGTGTTTGGTTATGTCTGGTATTTACCCAGAAGATGGTGATCTGAATGTAATTTCATTTACTGGTGCTGAGTCATACTGTCCTGTAAGGAGTCTTTTAGACAAAGAGTTATTAATTGTATTTAAAGTTGAAAAACGAAGTGATGCAGATAGAGCTCTGAGATTAAGAGGTGTTCCAACAATTGATGATCTTAAAATTTATAGGTTTACTATTTTATATGACAAAGATAGTAAATTGTCAACAATACAAGCAAGGATTGACACATTACAGTTGGAGCTTGACCAATTAACACAAGAGCTTAACAGATTGTGAGCAATACAATAACACAATCAAAGCTTGTAGCCCTTGTAAAAGGAATGTATAATTCCAAATGTGAAGAACATGGGCATCCTCCACAAAAGCTAAAACAAGTGGTGGTTGGTAGGCTTAGTGATCCTGAATTATTAGCTACAACAACACAGCTTCTTGGAGGGTCACATTTAGCTTTTACAGATGAGTTTATTGGTACAAAATATACAGCATTATTACTGGATACAATTAAACATGAGCTTGCTCATATATGGGCTGGTGTGGAGCATCAACATGATAAACACTGGCAAAAGTGGGCTAAACGATTTGGGGCTAAATTAATTTAGGAGATGAATATGAATAATAATGTTGATTGTATTGTAAATGAAGGTGTTATAAATAAAGGTGTTATAAATACCTACCCATGTATTAAAGAGAGATCAGTCGGTGATGTGAGAGTTGTTGTGCTATTTACTGATGATAACGCTGGCACAGTAATTGAGTGTACTGACACATGTTTATATTGTGTAGGGGATTATTGTCAAGGGTGGGACGAGTCAAACTTCAAACTCTTTGGTGGAACAATAGAGCTTAGGAATAATTAAATGAATAAAGATCATGAAACCGCATTCCTGAGTGACCCATCTTATTCTGATGCTGTACACTGGGCTAGGGTGAAACACGGTGGACAGAAACGTGATTTTAGTAATACAGCTTATGTGCATCACCCAATTCGTGTAGCTGCTGAATTATATGCTGAGAGGAGACACAAGGATGTTGTTCTAGCTGCATTGTTTCATGACACTGTAGAAGATACAGACACGTCTTTAGATGAGCTTGAAGCTGAGTGGGGTAAACGTACTGCTGAACTTGTATGGTGGCTTACAGAGCCTTCCAAGAGGCGTAGAGATCATAATATACTGTCACGCAAGGAACGTAAGCAGGAGTTTAATGAACAGCTTGCTAAAGCCCCTGAGCTTGCTCAAGTGATTAAGTTGTATGATATTCTTGATAATACTATTGACATGTGTAGGTTTGCTCATTTAGACTTAAAACGTGCAAAGGAATTCTTGGTTAATAAACGTGAGACAGTGAACCTGTTTACAAGGCCAATAGCTCCTAAAGTTGCTGTAAGAAAATGGCTTGATGAACTTGAATCAATAATTGAGGGGGAAGAGAGGAAATGAATTTATATTTAATGTCACAGAGTAGAGTTACTGGTTATGACACTTTTGATTCTGTTGTTGTATCTGCAAAATCAGAACAAGATGCAAGGGAGATACACCCGTCACGATTTGTGACCCATCATAATGGTAAAGTTTGGATGGGTACTTATAGAAGTGGTGAGGTGCATGAGAGCAGAGATGGTGCTTGGGTTCCATTTGAAGAAATTCATCTTGTGAATGTTGAGTATCTTGGTAAGACAAGGAAACCAAGAGGTGTTATCCTTGCTTCATTTAATGCTGGTTGATGTCAATTAAGGAGGTAGAGGGAAAATGATTACATGTCCACAAAGTATGAATCTGTAAAAATAATCAATTAACCCCTTGCATTCCACCAACAGCTATATTATATTTACAACATCAAATATAAACAGAGAGGAAATAACATGAACACAACACAAAAGAAAGAATTCATACGTGAGCTACTAGACAATTCAAGTGGTAAATTCTTCAGTGTTAAATTCATCAAAGCTGATGGGAATATGCGCTTGCTCACTGGTAGGCTTGGTGTAAAGAAAGGATTAGTTGGTGGAGAAAATACAGTGAAAAACATTGACAAATATCTCACAGTGTTTGATACTAGCAAGAAGCAATACAGGAATGTGAATCTTGAGACAGTGAAAGAGATTCATTTAAACAGGCAGTATTATAAATTTGATGAGGTGGCGTGATGAATAGCTTAATCCTACGCACATTGTACATGGCTGGAATAAGATCAATTTATGATCTAAGAGTGTTCAGATGGTTTATGTTATTAATTGCTATTTTCTGTATACCATCAACAATATTAGGCATTTATATTAATGCTGAAGAATGGTGGGTATTTTGTGTATTTGGAGCAATGTACTCTTATATTGCTACAGTGATAAGTAAAGAATTGAGGAAATATTCATAATACTTGTTGACACAAAACATAACCCTAGCTATATTATTGTCACATAACCAATCAGGAGAGCACAATGATTATCACAGTGAATTATAAAGATTGTAAGCTTGAAATTGATGTGCTTGAATATCATGACGTGAAGCCTGATGATTCAGCAGATAATCCTGATGATTATTATGGCTATACGGACATTGATTTTAATATCAAGAGCATTACATCAATGGCTTATGATGAGGATGGGAATCAACTAAAAGAAATAATTATTGATTATCCACAGGATGTTAATGTTGAAGATGAAGATATATTCCTTGATTCTTTGTGGAATAATTATGGAGTAGATGTTATAATTGATTTTGATGAGCTATACAGGATTGTTTGTAGTGAGCTTGCGAATACATTAACGTAGTTGTTATGTGTCTTTAAGAGGATTATGAAATGGCAGAAGATTATGGGATTACGTACTACCTAAGTGCGGAAGATGAGCGTTACCCTACACTGGTATTGCAGGGTGACTTCTGGAGTGTTGGTTACTCACTAAATAAAGAAACAGGTGTATTGCGTAGGATTTGCCTGTGCGCTGCACACAGCTCTAACGAGTGTATGTGTGGCGCTTGGGATATTGATGACTTAGACACATAATCATTGAGTTAAAGGGCAGGCGCGTAGCGACTGTCCAGCCGAAGGCGGCTTTGAACGAATTATTATATTTACGATAGGTGATACATGGAAAACTACTACTGGCAGACAGACGAACCACACGCAAACAATCAGACAACAATGTGTGACTGGATTGATAACTACAACACAGAGCTAGAAATAACTTTTGTTGATGGTACTTATGCAGAAGGTGTTGATAAAGAAGGCTTTAAATGGGAGATACACGCAAGTGGCAATGGCGACTTTAACAATCATAAGATTGAATTTATGCCATTCACAGAGTGAATATAACCCCCTTGTTTGCGCGTTGGCGCATAGCGTAGCGCAGCGACAATCCGCAACACAACGTAGTTAAACGAATGTGAGGTGATTAATGGATAATAAATTGAAAGATGCGTTAGATCATGATTTGTGGAAAAGCCACAAGATTGGCGACAGATACAGGATGGATGGTAAAGGAAATTGGGAATTAGTCTATTACCCTATTATGGGATGCGGTAAAACACAAAAAGAATATGATGAGCCGAGAGCATTAATGCAAACTGAAAAATTATATAACGGTGTTTCTGGTGTTGATATGCGAGAAGTACCACTGCGTTATATTGAGCGAATTTAAGTTCGTTTAACCATAGCCAGCACGGGCGCTGAAAGCGTCCAGCGAAGAATGAGCGCCGTGGCTGGCGTTGTTATAAGCCTGGGTGGTGTATGGCGCTTACAAAGAAGCAGAGGAATTTGGTTTGGAATAAGAGCGGTGGGAAATGCTGGTATTGCGGAAACGGTTTGTTGGATAAAGGCTGGCACGCTGATCATTTTGAGCCGCTGTATCGTGATTGCGGAGTATCTGGCGACCTTTATCCCGCACGAGACGTTATTGATAACCTTGTGCCATCTTGTGTACCGTGTAATTTATTTAAGAGCGTTTTTACTGTTGAGCAGTTCAGGTATGAAATTGAACAACAAATACTACGGGCAAGAAAATCAAGCGTTAATTTCAGAACCGCAGAGCGATTTGGACTAATAGAAATTAAACCAACTACGGTAATTTTTTGGTTTGAGCAACAAGGTTTATAACCATGCAATAAGCGGCAGCCGTTAGGCTGTCCAGCGCGAAGCGCGAGCTTGATTGCGTTGTTATGCGTCACGACTACTATATGAATTATCAGTGAAAGTATTTGTTGACAGTAACGCGTTACCTGCTATTATGACTACATCAACCACGGAGATGCAGACATGAAAACAGTAACCCGTTACGAAATCCGCGCATTCACTAGAAACGAGCACAGCAAAAGCCTTAGCAGCAAACTGCGTGACCGCACAAGAGCTAATAAGCTAGTAAAGAGACTTAAAAAATACGGCATCGAAGCATTTGCCGCGCCAATGAAAATAGCAGCGTAAGGAGGGATTATGTCGTACACAGAAGAACAGATTGAATGTATAGCCGACCATCTAAGGTCGGCAGGTTTTGAGTTTGACAGCTTCCATTGGGATAACGATAAATTTGCCCTTGTTGCTGATTGCGTTTTAGAGGCGCTAGGGCTGGAGCTTCCAGAGTGAAAGCAAAGTCAGAGCTAATGGCGAAACTTCGCAAGGAGCGCGCTAAGGCTGGAATGGTAGAGCTGCGCTTGTGGCTAACACCAGAACAGAAAGAGCGCGTCTTAAAGTACGTAGCGCGGCTTAATCGTGACGTATAACCCCGTTTTTCAGCGGGCCGAAGGCTCCGATGCAAAACCATTGTTATGTGACGATTAATTGGAGGAAATTATGAGTAATTTTTACGCGATACAGTTTTACAATTCAAATGGTAAATGCTTTATTGACGATCATCTTTTAACAAAAGATGAAGCAATAAATAAATGGAAAACCCTATTACCAATATTTATTGAAGAAAAGGAAAAAGGTAACGGACCAGAAATGTGCATTTGGTGTGAAATGGAATCAGTAAGTGACTACCATACAAAATTTAAATATATACACGCAGACGAATGTGTTATTCGTAATGGTCGGCTTTATGTTACGCAGGAAGTCACATAACACTTTCTTTAACGACCATAGTTCGTAATGCACGGAGACATTAAACACTGCAACTTATTGAATTTAAAATAAATTTAATCATACAGTTCGTTAATGTCCACAAATTGCAGACAATAAAAAGCCGCCAAATAAGGCGGCTTTGTTGTTTATATAGATGTAAGAATTATATACTCTTTGGTTTTTGCATTTTATTCTTCCTCTACCGGCTTTATGCGCAAAACTGCACCATCGACCCATGTTTGCGATTCTGTAATATTGTTAGCTGTTAGATATTCCTGTGCAGCTTGCTGTTCTTCAATTGTCGCGCATGGCATTTGTTCGTTCGTCATTTATGCTACCTCAATTGATATGCTTGCAAAACTTATCGCTACCCAGTCGGTGGCAGATGATGCTGTTTGTAATGTTATCGCTCCAGTTTTATAAACAGATGTGTCTACATTAGTAGCACTAACTAAGCCACTGACTCCACATCGCTGATATGATTGTGATCCTTTATTTTGGTAATTTTGAGTAATTGCAGCTCCTGATGATGTTGTTAGTCCAGCAGATGCTATAGTATTCCCATCAAGCCGATGCCTTACCGATTTATTATTTGCAGATGTGCTATTTTCTGTTGTTAAAACTGTCATAACAGAACCATAGTCACCTAATAGTCCTCCAACTAACGGATAAATAAATGCAGTTATTTCAGCAGTAGAGCCTGCACCGCCGGGAACCGCCCCACTAAATGCAACTTTTGTAACTGGCTCTGTAGGCCTAACACCAGCAGCAGGCGTGTAAGTATTGTTGTATACAATAGCTGCTGTGGTTGTGCTCATTTCTGTGTAATAAAGCCCTGCTGCATGTGATGCAACTAAACTATTGGCAGGATAATAGCAAAAGCATTTATCAAATGCCGTGCCAGCAGCAGTTCCCCACGTAATAGCACCGTTAGTTGTTCCTGTAAAGGATGGGGATTTTACAACTGGAAGAGTGAGTCTGTCTATTAGCGCACGACCTCCACTTGCAGGCACAAACATCGTCGAAGTAGCAACCATTTTTGTGCCGCTAATTCCAACGTCTGTTGCTAAAAATTCATACCCAACATAACTCGCTGGCGGGTAGTTAGTATACAAATTTGCGAGCGTATCTTTTGCAAAATACCCAGCAGAAAAAGGCACTATCGTACTAAACGGCATTTCCACCCGTGACAAGTACGCATCTTCAAAATAAATGGTTACAGTTGGTGTTCCGCTTGTGACAGCGTAAATGGCCTTGATAACAATTCTATCAGTAGAGTTTAAAGAAACAATAGCTTCATTATATTGCTCAAGACTGTAGGATGTTTCTGTTGTTGTGAGAGTAGCTGTGCTATCTGTGGTAAACAGTAGTGTTTCTGTACCACCTGATGTACGCTTATATATCTCATAAGCTAATGTGACATTCCCAGCACCTGTCTTTTTAGCGTGCATGTGAATCTTCATAATGCCAACAGGGAGGTATGTCTTATTAGGGGAGTTAGGTTCAGTCACCCATGCTTGAGCTACTCCAGTTCCTGTTGCATTATTGACAACAACAGACTGAGCACTTCCTGATGATGGTGATGGTAAAAGCTTTTTATATGTTGACACATCACTTGCGTCATTATATAAGAATAATGATGTTAACCCACTATTCTTTATATCAGAAATATCCTGTAAGGACACTCCCCCCACTTGTATAACATTTGTCATATTTATTCCTTATCTATAATTATTGAGATATATGTGGCTTACGCTATAGGCGTCACTTTAACCACTTGTGTACCAGTAGCTGTACGCATGTACACGTTCTCTGTTCCTACATAATTTAATGCCTCTGGCACTTCATGGTAGGCAAATGTATCTGCATTAGGAGTTGTTGTACCTATATGAAAATGAGCACCCTTATAATTTGGTGTGCTATCATTAGGGTAATCACTACCAGATTGAAATGTATCAACACCTAAGCTGATATAAGCTGCTCCTGTAGCAACCAAAGCCCATGATGTTGTGAGTGTTACAACTGAAGTTGTCATAATGTTTCCTTAATTAATGTTTCTGAAGATTTATATGCTTCCACTTCAAATGGATTATTTATGTATCCATATTTAAAATGGTAATAGATGTATTTTATGTAGAAGTTAAATACACCATGTCTTTTTATTTGATTTACATGCCCCCACTCATGTTTTATGATTTCATCAGATGGAGTACCTTTATAGAAAATAAATGGATATAGAGTTATACCCTCTGTAGCATTATTCAATATCCATCTTTTACAAATGATTTCTTTAATTTCCATTATTGATAACCTGTTTATTTATTACCTCTAAACAACAACAGCCACTAATCCGCCTGTTCTAAGATATGTATCTCCCACCTCCAATCCTCCAGAGAGAGCTGAAGCATTGTCAGCAAACACTTCTCTACTTGCTAGAAAAGCTGCTACATCTCCTTCAGATACATATTTAGTCCAATAGGTGACATTGTTTGGATTATTCCCTGTTGAAGCTAATTTACACAAGTAGAAGCTTCCATTGTGTGTTACAGCATCATTTATAATGTATTCTTCCAGAGGGTCATAAACCCCCATGGGATTCATCCCTGTTGCCCCTGTAGCCCCTGTCAATGTGGACAGAGCCACTAAATTAGTCCATGGTGTGTCTCCAACATATCTCCATTGAATATATGTTCCACTATTCCTTATCTCAATTTCTCTCCCATCATCCCCATCAAGCCCTCTAGCTGCTCCAATTGTCACTCTTACATCAGTCATATAATTTCCTGTCACTCTTTAGGTGTTAATCCTATGGATTAATCGGGTATTGTTGGAACAACAGTGGGGGTGGTCACTTGAATTGTTGTATCTAAGATAGTTTTAAGCATATTATTTGTATCCACCCAATATGCTCCAAACACATAATTTCCTGCTATAAGCTCACCGCTATCAGCAGAGAGAATATTAATTGTTGTTTCACCATTTGTAGGATCACTATGTGTAGTGATAGCTGATTGCCACACTGTCGCCACATCACTCTTATTACTCTTCATTGAAGCAACAATAGTGTAGCCAGTTATATCTATTAAATTTCCATCTACATCATCAAATGTCATAGAGAAAGAATAATCATCTCCAATATAAATGGGGGGTAATGCTGGATTACTACACAATGTAGTGGTGGACATGAGGGATTCCTTACAGGGATAGTGTTTAAACGCAATAGGATGCGTTATATGGATAGATCAGGGGAGGGGAGCTACCTTAGTATTACCTGAAGCTATTTTAGCTTACAGCGCATTCTGTGAGCTTCTATCGTATATGTACATAAAACAAGGAAATTTACACATGAGAATTTCTCATGTTTATTCAATGTACAATAAAATATTCTCAAATAATTTGGATAATGCTTGATTAACTACACAATAAGTAATAGTATTATCACAACAGTTAAAAATCGGAGGTTTAGTATGAAGACACTTACAAATGAACAGAATGTTGTCGTAAATTCAAGGATAAAACAAGGATATGATTTCGTTGGTTATTTTAAGAACATATCTGGCATTGGCACATTCGATGTTGCTCTCATAAAAAACAAACACCGTATCCATGTAAATTCCTGTGGATATGATTCTTATGTTCCTGGAATTAATTATGAGGAGATAAAATGAATGAGTTGGCTTTATTCGCGGGTGCTGGTGGAGGAATACTTGCAAGCAAGTTGCTCGGAATCACTACAGTGTGTGCTGTCGAAAGAGATGAGTTCTGTCAGCATGTTCTCATTCAACGACAAAATGACAGAATCTTGCACCCGTTCCCAATATGGGATGACATCTGTACATTTAACGGGAATGAGTGGAAGGGATCTATTGATTTGGTTTCTGGCGGATTCCCCTGTCAGGCGTTTTCTTCAGCAGCAAGAGGAAGAAATGTTGCAGAAAAAGATTTATGGGGAGAAATGTTTAGGGTTATTGGAGAGGTACACCCTACACTTGTCTTTGCAGAAAATGTGGCCAGAAAGCCCATTGAAAAAGCAAAGTTTGATCTTGAGAGTATCGGATACTCATGTAAATACACAAAACTTTCAGCGAAAGACTTGGGTGCTGACCACGAAAGGGAAAGATTTTGGCTACTTGCATACTCCGACAACTATGGCAAACTTTGCCGCACCGAGTATGCAGAAGCACTTGTGTTGCCAAAATTATGTTGCAATTTTTGGAAAAGTGACCCCACAAAGCATGGGATGGTTAATGGGGTGGCCTCAAGGGTGGACAGAAATAGAGCCATTGGGAATGGACAAGTTCCTCTCGTGGCAGCAACAGCATTTATCCATTTAATAAATGAATTTCTTAATGATATTGAAAAATAATCCATTATTCTTATTGACATGGACACAACACATATCTATTATTCACACATACAAAACAAACATAGAGGAAATTAGCATGGATAATGAAAAATATAATACAGTTATGAAAGCTATTGATGATTTGATAGTTAGGGCAAAGAATGGTGAGGTGATGTATCCAAGTTTAGGGATTTGTAGGAACTTGAGTGAGTTGTGTGGGTTTTGCTGTTATAGTGTTGTGGATAGATTAGCGATGACTTGGGAGCATCATAGAAACAAGGGGAAAGATTTATCATCCTCCCCAATACTAGAGGATTATTGTCAAGGAAAATGGGAAGGGAATAATCTCATCATGAGGATTTCCCTCCTTGAGCACATCAAGGCAAACCTACACACTTATGAGGAACCTTCAGATGATTGAATTAATCTTAGGTTGGTATTTATTGGGGATATTCCTGGCATCCATCATTGTAGCAGCAGAATGGAATAAACATTCACTAGATCAAAATGCATTAAACATTGTAATGTCTTGGGCTTATGTGTTATTGTGTGTAACAGAAGAAATAGTTAAAGCAATTAAGGGGAGAAATAAATAATGGGGGATATTTACACTGATGAAAAAATTGTATTAGAAAATCTAGTGGATGGTGACACTGGTGATAAAATCACAATTGATCTCTCAAAATTCACTCTTCCCCAACGTAGACAATTGAAGCTTCTTGGTGGTGATATTACAAAGATGACTGAAAGCTTCGTTTCTAAGCTATATAAGTATGAGGAGGAATAATGAATACAACAGGTAAAACAACAAAAAAATTAATCTTGGAAGCCTTATTGCACACAGAGGCTACACAAGATGGTGGTAAGGGAATATGTTATTCTGTAGAGACTTATTTACATTCTTTAGGTGGTGATTATCCAATCAGAGTACATACTTATGACTGTTTTGATTGTTTCATGGATTATCTGTCAAAACAATGGGTGTATTACTCAGGCAGCATAGCATTTCCTGTACCCAGTGACAATGAATTTGATGGGGTTGACAGGTTTTTTGTTGCAGTAGAAACAAAATCCTTATGGCAAGGAGAATATGGAAATAAAAGAAAACAATTATTACAATTTCTTATTGACAACATTGATGTAATGAACGATGATGGCTCTATCAACAATCAACATGTAATTAAACAGGAGAACATATAATGACAAAACAATTAACACAAGAACAGATTGATAGCTTGAATGCTATTTATGTCAAGATGGGGGATGATAGTTTGGAGCTTGAATTCTCACACGGAAATGACTGGTTTCCAAGTAATACACCAGCACAATTTAAAATAGATAAAATATTGAGTGATGGTGTTAAATATAGGATAAAACCACAAGCTCCAAAGAAGAAATATTACAAGGTTGAAGGTGCTGAGTTGCCTGTTCCATTGACAAAGGCTACATACCATGGAAATTCTGGCAATCAAGTAACTTGTATCATAGCATGTTCTACAGAAGAAGAGGCTCAGGTTTGGTATGATTTCTTATATGAGATTTCAGATGCTAGAAATGTAATACTTAAATAGAAACCCTTAATAAGGGCACTGTTTGGTGCCCTCTCTTCTCAAATTATAACATGATAAAATGAGGGATGTTACACCACCACTCTCACTTCACCAGTAGCTGTTTTATACAATCTACCAGCAGTAAGACCAGCACCACTTGCAGCAGCATTGTCCGCGTATGTTGCAAGAGGGGTAGTGATGGTAGCAGGCAATGTCACTAATCCAGTAAATGTTGGAGCAGCACCAGGAGCTTTAGCATTCAATTGTGTTTGAATAGCTGATGTCACTCCATCAAGGTAGCCAAGCTCTGTAGCAGACACAGCAGTAGGAAGCAAAGCATCAATGGCCACAAGACGAGCAGAGATGTCACGCAGTAAACGGTATTTAAGCATATTATTTCTTCTTTATTAATAGAGAACAACACAAAGCATTGCTCATTATGGGAAATAGCCAATATACATTGGCAGGGAACATCCACTGAGAGTGGAATTTGGTTAATGTGCATCATTCTGCACATTGTATTAAATGAGGGGCATAACTGGTAAATAATTACGGGTTATTTTACATATTAATTAATAAATTGTATTGACACAGGGATATGATGTAGCTATTATTCTCCCATACAACATAAACAACAGGAGAGAGAAATATGACTTCACCAATGACAACATCAAACAAACAGCTTCTTGAAATGTTCCGCATGCAAGATGGTAGAATTGCAGCATATAAAGTGTTCAATTCAAACTGGACAGCAAAACAGGGTGGGTTTAAATATGAGCTTGGACAATCATACAAAGAGGATAAAACACCAATCCTTTGTCAACAAGGGTTTCATGCTTGCTTAAAGCTTGCTGATTGTTTCAACTATTATGATTTTGATTCAAATAATAAGGTAGCTAAGGTAATCCTTGGTGTTGATACAGTTGAGCCAAAAGAAGACTGTTCAAAGGTGTGCTCATCTGAGATAACAATTATGCAAGAACTCTCATGGTTTGAAGTGCTTTCATTGTGTAATACAGGAAGAGATAACACTGGTAACAGGAACACTGGTAACAGGAACACTGGTAACTGGAACACTGGTGACAGGAACACTGGTTACAGGAACACTGGTAACTGGAACACTGGTGACAGGAACACTGGTAACTGGAACACTGGTAACTGGAACACTGGTGACAGGAACACTGGTGACAGGAACACTGGTGACAGGAACACTGGTAACAGGAACACTGGTTACAGGAACACTGGTAACTGGAACACTGGTTACAGGAACACTGGTAACTGGAACACTGGTTACAGGAACACTGGTAACTGGAACACTGGTGACAGGAACACTGGTTACAGGAACACTGGTAACTGGAACACTGGTAACTGGAACACTGGTTACATGAACACTGTTTCACCATCTGAAACTATTGTATTTAACAAGCCATGCACATTTGAAAAATGGGATAATTCATATAAACCAGATTTCTTATTGTTTAATTTAACAGAGTGGATTGATGAATCTAAAATGTCAGAACAAGAGAAATATATTCACCCCTCTTGTTCATTTACCGGTGGCTACCTTAAGGAGTATAAATACAAAGAAGCTTTCATTAAATCATTCTTAGAAGCTGATAAAACTGACAGGATGAGAGTGAAGGATTTACCAAACTTTGATGAAGATGTATTCTTTGAGATTAGTGGTATTAGAATAAGCGATTATGAATGACCACTGAAGTGATTAATCTGATGAGGGACTTAACAGTCCCTTTAGTAACAAACAATTCCTTATAATCTATAATTGTTTATTTATATAACTCTTGTTATATACTTACATTATATAATGTCTAGCATGACACACTTCGTGTAGTTATATGGCTAGACAAGTAGGCAATGCTGTCTATAAGTAGAAGAACACACTAAATGATAATTTGAAGAGAACAAAACCAAAGAATCAATGTTGTTACTCAAAAGCCTTGTATGGAGTAACTATATAAATATAGTATATAACACAAGTGATAATAACTAACTACGTTAGTAATAAACTACATTATATATTAATTAATATATAATATTATACACTACTATTGAAATCTTGTCAAGAACTATTTTCATTATTTGTATTTAATGATTATAATCATATACTTATTTGATAGTGGCTACTATCACTACAACACTGATTGTTTCGTTTTAAGTATAAAAACAGAGTAGTAAAAAAGAGATTACCATCTCTATGTTTATACGTCACTTATGTGACATAGTTAATGTAAAACATTATGTAATGTGTTAAGAGAGAATAAGCATTATATGTTGTGAGCAAGCTCACGTATGTAAACCATTGGTCAAAACATCTGTGTAACAGAGAATTGTGCTATAATGATTGATGAAATCAATTATATCCCTATGCACTCGTAGTGCATTAAGCAAGAAGGGAATATATACTTGTGTATCAAATTATAGAGAATCTCTAAAAGAGATTTTAATGTGTTTTATTTCCAGTGTATTATCCTTGTGCAATATTACCCTAGTAATTACTCTAGTAATCTATCTCGTGTCATATACACTCGCTACACTCGTGTATATGTAGAATCAGGGTTACAGCCATGTTTATCCTTGCTAGATGTTATACAATGCAACTCATATAATTATTGTTGTGTTTACACAGAATGTGTCAAATGATGGGGGTCAAGAGGTTAGTGACTACTAACTTATAATGACGTACTGGTAGGGACGTCCCGGCAGGTACAGCATATAGGGGAATTACAATAAGAATTTCTCAAATCTGGAGATTTATTCAGAGCAGAAGTGGACGCGAGTCCTTTATTCTGCAATACTGGGAATTGTATATTAGCTAAATTGCATATACGCATAGAATGCGTTTAAATACGTTTACGTATCCCCCATAGGTATCAGATTTACCTTTAATGAGCTGTAAACGCAATACAGAGCGTTTAAACAAGGGTATTAATTGCTGAGGATGATAATGCAGGGGGTAGGATAGTACCACCATTATAGTATCTTGTGTATATAGCATGGGTATACCACAACATATAGCGGTATAACGTATAATCTATATTGATGTAATTTGATATAGATTGATTGGGGTAGGATAAGGGGGGGTGTGTTTAGCCCAAAAATATATGTATATGCATACAGCTGACAATTCATACAGTACTGTACAGTTATACAGTAGGTTAATGATAACCATTTGCATTTGCAGTTGATAATCATTCTCATTAACCAATTTCATTGAGTCATAGCTCACATTGATACAAATGTCAAATTAAATATAATTTAGAATACGATGGAATTTTCTCAAATTCTCGCAGCGAGCTGGGCAAATAAATTACGATGGAAATTTCTCAAATTTGAGGGGTTATTGGTTGGAATAAAATAATGTGGCTTATATAGTAAGGAATCACTAACATAAAATGAGGTGACAGAAATTGTCACAGTAATGATAATTGTTCTCATTATGATTCTCATTCTCATTTAGGGAATAACAGGTAGGGTGGGTGTTTGTTTCGTGGTCTATATGCCCACCTTGGAAGTAATCTTGTGTTTTCAGCCGCATTATTGCTTGCTGTTGATGTAACTATAGCAAACATAACCAAAACAATACAAGATAATAATTATTAAATTATTGTAATGTTTTATTTATTTATTATGTATAGAATAACAGGTTTTAGATATATAACCAATAATTAGATCAATCCGATATTCTCGTGCTTCCCAATCATTGTATAAATAATTAAATGCCGTTATATCGGCAGTAACACCTAATTGTTTCTGTAGTTCTAGCAAATGATCAACACCCCATTGACTGTTTATATTATCAATTTTCGACATTGCTAGTATTAAATCTCTCATTTTTACTTTCCTTCTTTAAGATAATTAATCAGACAATTTAATTATATAGATAAATAACAATATAGAAACAATTATTTTGCATTTAATCACACTGATGATTAGTTGTGCCATATATAGCTATATAAATGATTAAGTCTTGTAAGCATTAACCATGCCAATTATGATTATATAAACATTACAAAAAGTTAATAATTCTTTTCTATACATGTATCTATAAATAGTCATAATTCAATCATGCCCTAGCGCATAAATAAAACAACACTAAAACAAGGTGAATAAAGATGGAAATTAAAACAGAGTTATCTAGTATTGATTTAACCAAAGTTGCAAAGCTTATATTAAAAGCCAGCGCCTTAGATATGGATGTTTCCGGCTATGGTTTTGCCGATGTAAACAATAATTCAGGTAATGTGTACCTTTGGCTTGAAGATTATCCATTTTGTTTATACATCAGCTTAGGTAGTGATAAAATAATGGCTAATTGGTCATGCCCTATTGACGGCGAAGAATTCAACAGGGTAGCAGGTAATAACCTTGATAGGCTTTATAAGTGGTGTAATAAGTTAGAAGGTAAATCACAAGCTAAAGAAGGGGCATATTAACCATGAAAAATAAGAAATATCAATACTTGTATGTTTTGCAAGGACATTATTGCCACGGCTGGGAGGACTTGACAGCTGAAGAGAAAAGCTGTGCTACACATTGCCCTGCTGCATTAAAGCGCATAAGACAAACACGGAAAGAATACAGAGAAAATGAAGGTGGGGTATACAGAATTGTATCCCGTAGAGAATTAAATAGTTAACATTAATTAATCAGGAAATAAATATTATGCCGATTATTACAACTAAAACCCTTTATCAATTTGATGAATTATCAGACAATGCAAAACTGAAAACTATTGAGAGCGTTCGTAACAATCCACACTACTTAGATCATGAATGGTATGATTATGTAATAGATGATTTTAAAACAATACTAGAATTAATTGGCTTTTATAATGTTGAAATAGGGTTTACCGGATTTGGATCACAAGGGGATGGTGCACATTTTACAGGTTCGTATCAATATAAAAATGGCTCATTAGCTAAAGTAAAGAAAGAATACCCGGAATACACTGCCCTGCATGACTTAGCAAAAACATTGCAGGAGCTAGAAAGCAAGGATTTTTATGCTATACAATTTAAAATTACACATCGAGGACATTATAGTCATGAAAATTGCACCAGTTTTGATTTTGAAGATACAAGGGAAAACTACGGATATACGAGAAACGGATTCAATGAATATGGATATAAAGAAGCTTGCCGTTCTTTCATGCAAGAAATTTACAATTCGCTAGAAAAAGAATATAACTGGTATCACGAAGAAGATCAAATAATTGAGCACATTCAAGCGAATGAGCTTTTGTTTAATGTAGACGGTACACCAGAATAATTAAATAATTAATCAGGAATAAAATATCATGCAAAATAAAATAATAGCACAAATTCCTTTTGAAGGGTTTTATGAATCCGTTTGTGATATGCTATTGGATGATGAAATAAATTATCACATTGAATCATTGCAAGATGAAAACCCAGGTTATGATGATTATCCGAATTATCATGTAGATTTTAACTATCTTGCAAAAGAATATGTAAAAGCATATTCAGAATGGCTTATAGCCAATGGTTATCCTGAAATAAGTTTAGAATTCGAGTCATTGTCTAGCCCGCGTGAATACAATTTCACAACAGACAGAATCTTTTGTTATATCAATCAAAATGTTATTGAAACATATTATAAATTATTTCTTGCTAATGAAAATAGTCAACAATTAATTAATGATATGTTCAATTCAAGGGACGGGTTTTCATCATTTTATAGTGATTTTGTTAATAATTGGAAAACTGTCCCTTTGGTTGATTGGGATTATAACCAATTAATGGTTTTATTACCTGAAACTGAAAACTATCATGCTTTGTGGGAAGACGCCCTCTGTAATGGTGTGTTTTATAATGCTATTACTTTCAAGGATAAATAACCCATGAAAATAATCAAACTGTCCAAATTCCAGCACAACACACAAGGGCAAAACATTACTGTGTATATCTGCTCACTGAACAATAAAATAATCTATTTAACATTATTACCCGATGTTAATATTGTCAATGAGTTAAAACCGGATATTAACGGTATCCTGGTGTTAAATCAAACATGTAATGTCTGGCATGACAAACGTGATTGGTTAAACAGTGATCTATTAACCGCTACTGTACAGGTATCCAGTGGTTTATCAGGCTGGAAAATGTTTACAATTAAATCATCTTTATTGAATTATTTTATTGACAACAGGCGCTAGATAACTATAATTACCCACAGCAAGACAAATTATTAATCAACCAAAGGTTGTAATATTATGATAAATTCAAAGGTAAGAATTGGAAAACTTAAATCGCTAGAAAGTGACACTGATAAAGTCGCCTGCCACCTGGCCAGCTTATGTTCAAGATATGCAGGAAGTATAGATAAAATGTCTGATATTATTATGCATATTCGACATTTTGAGCAGAAAATGCAAGCTATTTTATCTAGTAATCATTCATTAGAGCAAATACAAGATTGTAATAATGAATTAATTTTTAACATTCTGAAAGCAATTGACAAGGAATAAAGCATCATGAACATTACAAACCTATCACACCCCACAATACAAGCCAAACTCTTTGCTGCAATGTCTAGAACTAGGGTTGACAGCCTACATACTGGCCATAGTGTAACATACATAAAAAATAAGGCTGGAAAGCCTGTTATGCGCGTGGAATATAAAAGGGGCATAGGAGGAGGCTTTACATTCTATCGTGGCAATAAATGTTTGAAAGATGTTGTATTACAAGCTTTAAGGGGAGTGTAATGCAAAAATTCCCTATTGGAACAAAATATAAAGTACGTTTTGGTAAAGGTAAAAATGATTATCGTGTTTGTACAGTAGTGGATTTTTATACTACTTGTAACCTACAAAACGAGATTGTAAGGCAACGTTATGTATCCATACATGATATGTTAGGTCAATATGTTTTTAATTACGATGTTTGTGAAACAACAATTGTACGAAACGTTATCAAATAAGGAAAATAAAAATGAAAACATCTAAAATTATTCACCAACAATGGCTAGCCATGCTGGATTATGGCAGAATTCCATTATTTGAAATTGAAATAAGAGATAATGAATTTTTAGTTGTAGATTTAGAGTACACAGAGAAAGGAATTAGCTTTGAATTCTACCAACAAGGCAAGGTTTATTTTGATGGTGCAATAAAAGGCAAGAATGGGCTTTATATATTACCTTTTGATGATTGTTTTACTCATTTAGATTATTATCTACAAGCAATTTATGACAATATAACAGAAGGTTATTTAATCCCTAATAATTTATTAATGGAGCATGAAGAATGAAAACTAAAAAAGAATATGATTACACTTTAGTTAATACCGATGTTTGTTTACCTGGTTATTTTTCAGGCGATTCTAGACCTTGGTTGTGCTTGCCGGTTTACCCTATGCAATTGGATGAACTGAAACAACAATTGATTAGCGAATTAAGTCAAGGTGCATTGGGCGGGAATTTAGACTGGCAAGAAAAAGAGAGTGACGAATTTTTTAACGCGGCTAAAAAGGCAATTTCCGAATTATCTTTAGCAGATAACTTGCCACATGATCATATTCTTTTCGCTGATCATGCTATTAATGAAAATAATGAAAACGATTTTATTGATAGCGTATGTGCTTATTTTGTATTCATCGAAAACTAAACTACCAACATTAAACTAAAAAAGGCTTAATTTATGACTTGTTCAAACGGCAACAAACAATTAAACGCAGCAAGCCAGCACTGGAATAAAGAGAGCATAAAAAAGGAGGATATGCAAAGACGCAAGGCAAGAAAGGAGGCAAGGGGGAAAGCTTGGCAATGTGTAGCCTGATTTATGTTTAATATAAGCCGCTTAGATGCGGCTTTTTTATTGTGTTTTAATACAGTGTGATATAGTATAGCATGGAAGCTATGCATTATGTGTGCCATGTATCAATATTTTGTAATTGTGGTCAAGAGGTAGCACCACTTTGGTGCAGCGCTAAACTCATCTCTATGTATTCCAATTCTCAGCAGTATATTTCACATTAATAATCATTTGGATTTATTCTAATTACCTCTTTACCAATTTTGTTAGCATATTTAACACAATTAGCTGTACCCCCACTTGTCCCATCCCATATAGCAACAAGAATATCACACTCATCAACCATTTGTTTATTCCTATCTTGCATAGCTTGCGGCGAGTAATCAACATCATTAATTACATACTTATTAGCTAACTTACACATTGTTGCATATCGCTTTTGTGAATGTTGAGGCCATTTACTACTATGATTGCGACATGGTGCTACAACAGAATAAGGAATCCCTAGTCTATAAGCTTCCCTAGCTGCATCAGTGTCAATGCCCAATGCTCCCCCTGTTATCACAAATGATGGTGATAAGCTAATTAGAACCTCATTTATTGCTTTTTGTATGGCTTTTCTTTTTGGATTATTATCATCATACCCACCAATCTTATTGGGTCTATGTCCAGTAAATGCTATTTTCACCCCACCATCCCCCTCTCAACAGCCCCGTGGAAATACCCCCTCACTTCATCCAAGCTCACTGGCTTCTGCACATTCTCCACACAAACATTCATATAGCGAATATCATCTATGCTATTGCTGTGTACATGCCCATGTATATTCCCTTTGCCACGTAATTCTTGTGGGTGGATGGGAGCATGTGTGAGCCACCATTGCTTATATTTGTATATGCTGGGTAATATTTTGAATCCAACACTTTGGTAATCCTCAATTGAGAAGCCATCATGATTTCCTAAAATTGCTTTCTTTATGCCATTTAGTTCATTGCATAATTGTAGCCCATCTCTCGAGAATGCTATATCTCCTAAGCAATACACTGTATCGCGTTTCCCCACAACACTATTCCATTGTGTAATGATCCATTGGTTGTGTGCCTCTATGGAGGAACTCTCTCTACTCTCCTTGGAGAACTCAATAATCCTCTTATGTCCTAAGTGTAAATCTGATATGAAGAATGTTGTTGTCATCCAAAATACCTGATGTTTGCAGTAAAATCATATTTCGCGTTATAATTATTGAGTGCCAATACAAATTCACTTATCATTCTCTGAGCATAAATTCCTTCCCCTTCAAAGCTAAATGAGAAAGCATCAGGAGAATCTGTATTTGCTCCATGACTAAACACATAATCTTCTCCATCAAATAGTTCGCAAACCAATTTCTTTACACTAAGTCTTTCACCTTTAGCTGTACCCACCACCTCACACCAAACACTCATTCTATTACCCTCACTTGCCTATATGTTATAAAAGTTTGTATTTTACGAAAAACCCCATACATATACAGATATACTTGTCTCTATATTAGTTTTTATCGAAAGTGCTAATGTCAATATTTCCAATACATAAATCACCATATTTTAACATTAATAATCATCCTTGATTTTATTATTTTATGATGTTGTAATTATAGGATGCCACTTAAACCCTCTATAATCAATTATAAGCCATTTTATACATTACCAATACATTGGTAGCCCCTATATACCTAATCATCCTCAGAACGCATTGTATTGCGTTTAAAGGCATACATTTTGAATGTACCATCATTTGGTGGAGCATTATCTCTATACATTGTCTGTATTACTGATTTAAGCATTGTGCCGGTAGCAACAATTTGTCTATTCCACACACCAAGCATATTCAATCCTTTCCACATATCAATAATATCCCCACATTGCTTATATTCCCTTGTCCAATAGATATGGAATTTAGCATATCTACTACTGAAGTGTGTAATATGGAATATTTTGTATATATTTCCATTATCATCCTTGTGTCTTGCAAGCACTCTTGTTTCTGTTTTCACAAATAATCTCCACATACAGATAACACTTCACCAAGGATTAGCACATCACATGCTTTCTTGGCTTCATTGTATGTTAATTTGTTTGTATCTACTAATAATGCAAGTTTTAGTAGATGTTCGTGTAAAATCCCTTGGCTTAGGCTATCAAGCACGTGTTCATAAGCTTCTTGAGCAGGGGACATTATAGCCCCCTATCAAACATATCAGTGTGAAGTCCTTTATATTCTAATATTTCTTGCATGTATGGCTGATCATCCAGTGTGTCACAATCTGCTGAACTGTCTCCAATGAGGGTAATCCATTTCCTTGTATCCTCATTGTATGTTTCAATATGAGTGGGGCAAGATACAAGTGATCTAAAAACCCTACCATTTACTAATGATTTGTAATATTTGTGTTTAGACATGGGAAATACCACCTTGTGTTACCACTGATGAGCTAATCAACCTATCATTGATTTTAGACCAGTAGTAAATTCTCCCCGCCCCACACTGAGGTTCTGGAGCTGCCCACCATGAGAATGAGTTAGATATTACAAACCTCTCAATACTGTTCCAATCCTTTATTAAATCTCGTGGAAAGAACACCTTTACTGGAATCCTACAAAATTCTTTATATTCCTCTGGAGTGAGCACTTCATAAGCTGCCCTGTGTAATGTTTTCATGTTGTTCTCCTCTTTGTTTATGTATTGATATTAAACATTTAAAACAATATTGTGTCAAGCACTTCTGCAAGAATTTTATGATCATCAACACTCATATTTCCATCAACAGCCTCAAAATGGATACAATGCTCTACAGGGTCTACCACTTCTGAACATATTTCTGTTATAGCTTGTCTATATTCTGTGCTATCGAAGCCTTTGTGTGTTGTATTTGGAAGGATGCAAACAATACGCTTACTCCCATCTGCAAGAATATTGTCAATAGCTTCCTGATATGTATTCTTGAATGTGGAAACATCCTGATCAGGAATATTATTAGCTCCCAAGGCTATTACCACTGTATCATACCCTTTTGTTGGAATCCTTGTAGCATATTGTATTTTAGCTTCCATAGAGCATGTTGATGACAGCTTTAGTAATGTTGGAGCTGATTGATCTATGAGAGGAATTCCATCAGGAGAGTAAGCCCAACACATTTGATCCCCAATGTACATAACATTATGATGTGATGTGACAATGGGATGATGATTATTCTCTTCTTTACAGCCTGTACATAGGACAGCGATTAGAGCTATTATTGCTATATGTAATTTCATGTTTATTCCCCCTTAAGCGCTTTGTAAAATCCAAACACCATGTGTATAGTTCCGATTACTGTACATGACACTCCAAGGACTTGAATTATACTTAGGTTATCCACAGACATATTACACCATCCAAGAATTATATACAGCAAACCTTTCAATTCATTCAAATCACTATCTTTCATTATGTTTATTCTCCTTATTTATATATGAAAATGCACAATAACATGATTAGTGTTATTGTGCAACATGTTTATTACGTTGGTGACATATTATCATCCAATGTGACAACCTTACTCTTTCTACACAAGAGATGCCACCCTTCTTCCACCCACTCATCTATGTCCCTGTGTGATGTGAATATTCGCGGGTCACCCTTCTCATTGCGAACAACATCTATGTCTATTAAATTGTCCCATGTGAGGATTATTAGATTCATGTTATCCCCCTATATATTTCTTTATTCTTACAGCTTCTGGAATAGCCAATAATCCAAAACATGATATTCCTAAGAGCAATGGAATTTGTTTCTTTTCTACTTGCCAATCCATTGACCAAGCATAACTCATTGCTCCACTCCCAAACCATAAGATTATTGCTACAATCTCATTAAGCTCCATTATTTTCTCCCATTAGCAGGAGCTTTCTTATTTGCTGTTGATATCTTGTTTTCAATAGAATTAATTTTTGCCTGACGTTCAGCAACTTCAGCTTTCAATTCTTTCAACTGTTGTTGCAACTGTCTAGTGCTAAACTTATCAATGTCTGATTGTGATAGCTTTTTTACAACTTGTTTATTATCAACATAAATATCCTCCTCAAAGTAGGAATCAACCGTGAGATCAGTATTAAGAAGCTGAGTGGTGTAAACTGCAAAATCATTACCATTGTCCTCCTCAACATCCTCAACTCTCACCAATACGCTGAGAATATCCCCTTCTTTATATTTTGCTACAAGATTTGTCATAATTATCTCCTATGTTATTTAATTTAAACAGCTACAGGTGCTTTAATTATTGCATGATGCTGGTAATTTTTTAACTCAAAATCAGAATAGCTGAAGTTGAATATGTTGTCAATGTTTTTGTTTAAAATCATTTGTGGGAGATCAAGTGGCTGTCTAGCCAATTGTGTCTCAACTTGCTCAAAATGGTCAGCATATATGTGTGCTGAGCCAAATGTATGCACAAATTCCCCAAGCTCTAAATCACACACTTGAGCAATCATCATTGTCAATAAAGCATAGAATGCAACATTTAGAGGAACTCCAATAAAAATATCACCACTACGCTGATACAATTGGCACGAGAGCCTATTATCAGTCACATCAAACTGTATGAGAGTGTGGCAGCTTGGTAACACAGCCTTTCCATTGTTTATGTTATTCTCATGCGTATCATTCTCATCTGGCAAGAAAGATGGATTCCAAGCTGTAACAATATGCCGCCTAGAATCAGGATTTGATTTGATGTTCTTAATCAATTCAGCAATTTGGTCAATTGGTTCATCAACATATTTGTATTCACCCCCATGACTAATATTCACCATCTTCTTAATAAAATTAGGCCACCTTCTCCAAACTCTTGGGTAGATGTTACCAAGCTCCCCATCTGCTCGCTGCCACGGTGTCCAAATGTTTACCCCATTATCTGTGAGATATTTATTGTTTGTCTCCCCTGATAGGAAGAATAACAATTCATGGATTACACTCTTGATAAACACCTTCTTTGTCGTAACAAGAGGAAACCCATCATTCAAATTAAACCTCATCTGAAAACCAAACACACTCCTTGTGCCTGTACCAGTGCGATCATTTTTATCTACACCGTTGTCCATAACATGCTGTAATAAATCAAGATATTGTTTCAAACTTCCTCCTCCTCAATGTACTGTTGTATTAACTGGTGTTTGTTCTGCTTCAAGGCAGATAGGACAATCCTCATCACATTCCCGCAAATCTACATGCCTAATCCATTCATCTGTCCACCCACCATTCTCTTGGAGAGATTCTCTCTCATTAAGATATTCAGCTACATTGCCATATTTCTCCTCAAGGTCATCCATAACACTAATTAAATTATCAAGCCAGCATGGTTCAAATGATTCAAGGTAATTATCAACTGCTTCCCCAAGGAGACATAAATCTTCATCAATAATATCACAGGCTTCATGGATTGCTTGATTATCTCTCTCAACTTCCCCAAGCTTTGCGTGTAACTCAACTATCTCGAACCGTAAATCATTATTCACTTCTTGCATAAATACAACATTTCTATATGACAATAGAACAGCTATAGCTGCAATAATAAATACAAACACCATCATAAATTCTACCATATCATCTTCCCTCCTGTAGGAATTTTGTAATTTCATTTCTTAAATCAAATGTAACATGTGAAGCGGATATTCGCAACAACTCTTTTGCCCTATCTAGTTGTTGTAATGTTTCACTCTTAACCTTAACTATAATATAAATATTCTGTTGGTCAAATGGGGGCATGACATATCGCTGTGGTTTATTGCTATTTGGATTGACAGGCTTTAATATGCGAAGAGGGGGGATGTCAATAGCATTCCCTATATTGTTTATCTCCCCCTTCTTAGCCTTCATCACAGAGCGTTTCCAAGCGGATTTTAAATCACTTGGCTTACGAAACTTTGTTTTGCCTGTGTTGCTAATCCACTGGTGACCTGTAACCTTATGCCTTGCCACATAATATTCATCCCACACTTCTAATGGTACACTGGTCATTTATCCTCCAAATCATTACAATAAACATTCACCCACTTATTACGCTTACGCTTGTTTTGCCATTCTCTTACTTTAGCAAGACGTTCCCTCCTCTTTTCAGTAATTTCAATTAAAGTATTATTTATCAGTGTCACTTCATCATCAGTAACCCAACCAGTGCGAGAATAACAAGCATCAATTTTAAAAAATCTAACTGACCTATACTCAATAGTTAGGTTTGTTTTCAGGTCTGTTATTAATGTACCATCTATCTCATACTTATAGGTAATATCAAACCTCTTTATATCCTTTTTCATTAACTCAACAAACTCAATGATTGGTTGGCTAATGTCTAGCTTTTTTGCTTCACTTGGCTTAGTGGGAGTATATTCTTCACCCCCATTAAACCAGTTTATAAGCTTATCAATAATATTCACATCTCCTCCTTAACAATCTGTGAAGCAAGTTTACCATCATATTGCCCACCATATTGACTTTTAAGCTCAGCCATAATACTCCCCATTGAACACACCTCATCTGTAGCGCATAATAGCTTAATCTTAGCTCTAAGCTCACCCTCTGTCAACTGTTTTGGGAGAAATTCATTTAAACAATTATTTTCCACTGTAAGCCTATGTAAAATACCCTGATCAAATGTACACCCCATTGTCTCTTCATTATTCTTAATGAATTTCTTGATGGTTTGCTGGATTAATGTATCGCTGATCATAACCCCTGTGCCAGTTGTCTTGGTGGATAACTCCCCAAGCAATGTTGTGAGGATAGATACTTTAATCTTTGCATTCTCACATCCGCGTGATAATATCCTTACAGATTTTTGTGTGTCTTTAATCTTCTGGTGTAAAGAAGTCATATAATTTCTCCTGTTCGTTACAATATTCAATTAACATTGAGTCATAATATTCTTTTGGCATTTCTGGAGGTGATGAACTATCTTGTAGTTCATGTAAACTATTATTGGAATTATGACTATTTACCATAACACCCTTGATTACATTATCTGCTACAAATTGTACACCAAATTTCTTATTATAGCGAACATTACCATTGATGATGATCACCTCGCCAGTAATATCCTGTCTTGTTGGCATTAACACAGGAATTTTATTCTGCTTACCTTTATCAAGATCATATGCAAAATTGTATACATTCCTTTCACCATCAGCAGATTCAAATATCACATGTGTAAAATATCCTGTAATTTGATTCATAATTTCCTCTTATCAATCTCCCAAACATTAATTCTAATGTGTGGATATTTATTTGCAAGACGTAATAACACTGGCCTCACATCATCATTCCAGTCAAGGCCACCAAGATCACAACCTATCCTTGGGATGTGTAAATTGCACAAATTTGTCACTGTCATTATATTAAGTGTTTTAGTTAATGCAAGCTCAATAGCATTAGGACATGCATACCGTTTACCGTCCTTACCAAATCTTTCTTGTGTAAAACAATTCACAATATATAACCCAGAAGCAACAAGAAGCACCTCAGCATCCCCTAGCTTTGGTTTTGCATAAAATTCTTCAAATGCAGCATGATATAAGCTCTTCACCATTGGCCACTTTGTATAAATTGCCTTAGCAACTCCAGAACCCATTACGTTCTGTAAGTTAACACCGTGAGCAATCACCCCCGATGTTACAGCAGTTATATCCCCATGATTAATATAGAGCATATTAAACTCCCAGTGTTTTCTTATACATCCTTGCATTATCAGCTTCAACAACCACTTTGTCCATTAATTTTTGTGTTGTTGTATACCCATCTTCACAGATAAATGTAATAGCTGCAAGGTCATTACGATAAACACGATGAGCACCTGTGTGGTTGCTATACTCAATACATTCAGTGCCATCAATATCTTTTGTCAAGGCGTTAAATTTCTTAATTTTAGTGGCATGATGTTTCTTACCATTATCATATAGGAATATGATTTTTGATGTTGCTTTAGGTGGCTGAATAATTGCTTTGTTCATGTTGTATTCTCCTTTGAGCTGTTTAAATTCGTTGTTGCCAGCAATGCCCGGCTTTTTAGAAGTATTAATATTAACATAATTTGGAACACGGGTAATAGTGAAAGTATTATGAACATGATTTTTTAAACTAGGTTGATGTAATTCAAGGCTATCAGGTAGATGTCCACCGGTGTAGGACTTTAGTAATAGAGACCCACCCTGAAAACCAACAATCTCATCTATGTCGCCAATCTCCATATTATTGTAACAACCTTTTATTCTACGAACAATATCCCCAACTTTAAAACTCATATTATATCTCCTGTTTTGTTATTAATGTACTAATATTACTTGTGTTTTACCAATTAGTCAACACTTCTACTGATTATTTTTGAATCTATTGGACATGTTGGTGAATATTCAAGCCCAAGCTTATAATGCTTGCAAGTGAACGGCCTTGTTTCATACTTTGTACATATACCCCCCACAAGAGCCTTACATGTGAAATAACATGCTTTTGACAAGAATTTTTTATCAATACCTTCCCTATTGAACATGTAGGGATTTATTTTCTTAGCTCGGCGCTTACTCACTCGAATGAAATTATCACGTAGGAAATCACCATCTCGTGTTGTAATCTTATTTCTTATAAACCTGTTCCATACTCCACCTTCAATATGTAGCACTTCACAACAACTACTACATCTTACATTCCCAGCTTTTATGCAGCTCATTATAAATCCCTCAGTGTATTATTTAAATGGTTTCAACAATTCTTTATTTCTATTAAAATTATATACAAAATCTTCTTCACCAACTGAGTAATGATATTGTAGCACATCATGATAATGCTCCCAAGCCCATTCTCGCCACCACCCTGAAGATATACTTGTACAAAGCTTCATAAGGGCATATTTAAACACCTTATCAATGTCTTGACCATCTCCATAAGGGATAATGCTACGCTCCAGAGCAAGAACAGCAGCTTCCTCATATACAGATTTAATCTTATCCATTAACGGAAGCTTTTCAAACATATCCCTTGAACAAAACACTTGTTCATCATCCGGCTTAAATAGCAAATATGCAGGATTGTTTGGATAAGCAATTGCAATATGTATACTATCATGATCATAAATATAAGGAACTTCATCATCCTTGAAGAAATTCTCCTTATCTGTTTTTAATATAGGGTGAGAGTAATTGTAAGTTTCTTCCTCACGCTGTTTAAACCATTGTAATAAATCACCTTCAAACTCCAACTCTTGATAATCACAATACATATTTGCTCTCAGCTTCCAAATATCACTCATTGTCTTGAGAAAATGTGGACTATCTTTCTTGTAACGATGGCTTATCTTCAGTAAATATAACAACCCAATATTTGCATAATGTAATCCTGTAAAGGCATCAAAAGCATCCAGTAATTGCCAATTTGTATCCCCTTCTTGTGCAATGTCAAATTCCAACATTAATCCATTAGATTCTATAATCTTTTTCTTATCTGTATCAAGGATAATGTTGGTTATTGGAACAATAGAGGAGTAAGTTTTATATTCATCAATTGTACAGATGAAATCTATATCTCTTGTTAACCTATTTACATTAACACCATTGTAGCGCATTGCATGACTTCCAATAACCAACATGTTTATTCTCCTATTAACAATCTAATGATGAACTATCCCAATTAATTTGCTTCTCCACATCAGGAGATAACATTTCAATTCCTGAGTTAGCCAATAACTGATGAGCTTGCTCAATCAAAGCCTCATACTCAGTAATAGCTGAAACAAGTGATGAATCCACTGGTTCTAAAAGGAATGCATTATAGCTATGAATTCTAGTAACACCATAGTCACCATAACTATCATCATCTTTAATATAGAATTGGCTATCTGAAGCATTATATATCTTGTATATTTTATCAGACATAAGTGCATTAGGGACGTACATACAATCCTCCGCCAGATCATAAATCTCTCCCCAATTTTCCCTCAGCTTCACAAAACCTGTTGATGTTACATACCTCATTTCCTCTGATTCTTGAATACCAACTTCTTTCCAATTATTTTCTTCACACAGTTTAATATATTCTTTAACTTTATCAATATGATTCATAATTATTCTCCTTAGCAGCGACTGCTATTCCAGTCGGCAATTGTAGCATCATCTGTAGACCATTCAACAGATTTTCCTAATTTATTTTCTTTTGAGAAATCCTCATAATCTTTAACAGCTTTGGCAATTAATGCCTCAAATTCGTTGAGCTTCTCCATCTTTTGTTTTTGTTCATCTGATGGAAGTAATAGTGAGAGTATTTCATCATCTGTAAACTCTTCCAACTCACCAATAACATATCCATCATCATTTGTACCAAAATTACCTTTTACAGCAAAATATTCATCGTTGTAGATTGAGCATTCATACTGAACACCTGCTTTAATTTCAAAATTCCACCAATACTCGCTCTCATTTGAATACTCAAATCCTTCAGGAAAAACAATAACATTCCCAGCTTCTTTAATTTGCTTCAGTTTATCAATTACTTCTTGTTTCATATCTGACATATATCCTCCAATTAATAATTTATTTTTAATAGATTTTACTCTATTAAAACCAGTATAACCAACAATCAATATAAAAGCAATATTTAAATAAAAAAAAAAAGGAGAACACATTCCTGTGCTCCCCTCTAATTATGTTTATATTAATTTAATCCAAGCACAGTTTTAATATCATTCTGCACTCTAGCTACACCAAGCTTCATTCCATCTCCAAACATCTTATCAGCAATATCAAACACCTCATATATTTGCTGGTCTGTAAATGATTCACTCACTGTGAATAATCGTTCATCCTTTATGAATGCACTTTTTACTATGCGTCCATCAATTTCTTCTGTTTTAATAATTAATGTAGATTCTTCCAATGTTAACTCCTATTATCGTTAAGTCTTATGGCTTAAATAAATATACTTTATTTTCTGGTTGATTACGTGTATCAAAATGAACCCAACTAACATTCTCTTCTAATGTTATAGCCCAATCAAATCCACTCTCACACCAGTGTTCTTTAATCCAGTGTCTCACTTGTTCAGCATTACAATTTGAGAATGTACAATCAAAAGCTCTACCATATTTATGTTGGCTATTACTCAATCCAATAGCTTCCATAGCTTGAGGCTTTGTCATGTTTTTATCACGAATATAATATTCAAATGTTCTCAACCCAGACTGCTCTTTCCTGCCACCACTGTTCCAGTTATTAACTGTACAAGCTCCTAGATTCTCACGTAGCCATTCAAGTGTTTTTAATGCCGTATAATCCAATAGCCCCCAAGCTTCTTCCCCACGAAGGTTATAAATGTGACGGGGAACAAGCTCTCTAATATTGAAATGTTTTATCATCATGCACCCGCCTGAAAATGAACCATCATAGCATCAAATGATTTGCGTAGATCAAGATCAACACCAAATGTTAAGGCATATTCCTTCAACCTAACTTTAGGAAATTCCACTTTCTTCAGAGAGAACGCATAATCCCAATTTGGGGAAGAGGTCTTTGTTTCATTAGCCACCTGTTGTACATTATTGAGTGTATCACTTGAAACAATCTCAGGTTGGTCATCTTCCTGTTGTATAGATGTATTCTCACTCTCTTGCTGGCTAATTTGTACTGTGATTCCATCCCCCTGATCTGAAGTGGTGGTCTCCTTTGTAGCTTCGCTCTCAACATTACGTTTACCTCTTACTGAAACATACATCTGGTAGCCCATACAACGTGCTGTAGCAGCAACTACATCCATACCCTGCTCAAGAGCCTTGTTAACTCCATGAACTAGAGCTGAAGCGCTTACAGCGTGTATCTTGTTCCCTATGGATACATTCTTACCTTGATATTGTTTATCTGTTTCGTGATATGTTAATAATGAACCATTACCACGACAACCTGCTGGATTCATTGGTGTTCCATTATCATAAGCAGCAATAGCTGCTGTTACAAGCTTACTTAAGCTATAAAACTTTTGCATTTATTTACCCCATTGTTAATTTTATTGTTTCTATACCAAAATGGTTTAATATTTCTAAGCCACTTGTACACCTGTATTCATCAAGATAATAAACCTTACTTATACCTGCAAGAATTAGAGCATTTGAACAATCTGCACATGGTGATAAACTACAGAAAGCTATTGCACCATCAGCAAGATGTAATGTTCCAGCATCTTCCAATCGTTTTATACAATTAGCTTCAGCATGAATAACATCAGCAAGAGTTGTGTTATCACTACCTTCACATTTCTCACATTTACTTCCAGATGGCTTACCATTCCAACTCAATACACATGTGTGGTCATTCAAGTATAACAAACAACCAACTTTACGTCTTGTTGCCACAGATGATGCAGAGGCGTTTATAGCCATCTGCATATACATGTGTTTATATTTCTCTGCATAATATGCTGGTTGTTTCATTTGGTCTCCTTATTTAATCGGACATACACCTGCCTCACAACCAATTTGATCTGAGGATATATCATTTTCTTTTACAGATAAAACAGTGATTGGTCTGGTATCCTTCACCATATCAAGGTAGACATCTTTTGTTATCTGCTCAAGTGGTGCTTGGAGAAAACCATGATCAGAATGCAACAAGAAACTCATTGTTTTAACTGATGTTGCATAATTCTCTTCCAACCACTTGCGTATATTAGGTAACTCTTCTTTTCGATAATAGATTGTCACTGACACGGCATTATCTGACCAATCTGTTTGTAAGCGTTTTACAACTTCCATCTGATCAATGGCTGACATATTCTCAGCAAACAAACTGTGCTCTGGGAATTTGCATGGGAAAGAAACAACCTTTGTCGTATAGTTGTCAGTACCATCCATATTCTTTGCACACTCAACATGATAACCATGATTACGATATGTATCAATCATGTTACTGTCAGCAGATACCCGCATACGCCTAATATAGTAAGGGGCATAAGCAGGATGTCCGCCAGATGTTACACCAGCAAGTAAACTCAATGTCCCTGAAGGCTTAACAGTTGTAAGCTTAATACTCGTGTTAAAACCGTGTTCCTTGCTGTATAAAACATCATACTCACGTAAATGTTTATAACAATCACTTAACCATTCCCGCTGTTCCTCTGTAGCCATTGCATAACCAGTAATACCAATACCCATACGCATGTTACGATGGACAACTTCTTCAGTCTCTTTGAGATGACAGGGTAGTGTCAAACTGTGTTTTGCTATGCGATATAGCGAGGTTGTTACCCTATATAATTCTTCTTTACTGACAATATTTGGAAGAAACACTTCAGCTAAACAGCATGTCTCTTTATCCTCTAAGCTTTGTTCTGCACCGTTATGTTCAATGTTGGTCGTTAATCAACACCGGCAGCTTTACCTGCACCTATATGTTCCCATATAGACCAGACTATATCACCATCCAAAAGGATGCTCCCCATTTCGAGCCACTAAGCCCTACATAATAGTCGTTACACTTTAATCACCGTTACCACCCAGATACAAAACTGGACTTCTGAAGTTTAGAGTTATTACGAACTTTGACTCTTTGTATTTTGTTTGTGATTCTTAGCTCGGTATTATCCGTTCTGGACTTCCACCGAATTAAAGGAGTTATTCAAGATAAATTACTTTATCAGGCCGCTAGTTTTAACGGGTTATACCCAGCTATACGATGATCTGGATATTGTGTTTCACCAAGCCTACCACACTCTCGTGAGAGATTTAGATTTATTAAGCCATAGCATTCACCATTGCCATTATAACCATCCCAGAATAACTCTGGCAGCTCACTTATTTCATTACACACAACAGAAAGGTTTACATTAGCTCGCCAATTTGGGATGTTACCCAAGTCCCATCGTTTAGCTTTAAGGTAATCAAGGTCTGTTGCATCACCAATTGCAATCAATGCTGATCTACGAACATTTCCTGCAACAACAATTTTCCCAATAATGCACATGATGTCTAAACAATCAACTGGTTGTAATCTCTTACCACGCTTCTTGTCTAATACTCCACATATATCCATCATGCCTTCAACAAGAATCTCAGCACCAGATGCTGTACCACCGAAACCTTTTATTACAGCACCATAGCCACGGACGCAGTGTGTTGAGTATGTAAAACCATCACCATCATAGAAATATGCTTTCAGAACTTTACCAAGAAGCTTCACCCAACCTTCCCTTGTATCTGGAACAATATAATCTGCTGAAGCATCGTCTTGTCGTACAATTTTAACTCTCTTCTTTGTAACAGGTGGAAGCTGAAACACATTCTCTTTCTGGATATTAAACCCAACACCACATCCCAACATTAACAAGTCCATTGCCCAAGTAAATGGTCTAATTGGTTCATTAACAGTTGTGAATGCACAGTTTTGTAATGAAGGTAGACCAAGCTTATTTACCGTCTTTGTACCAAGCTGCCACCAGAATCTTCCAGCAACACTGCCCTTCAACTCAAGCAAATCTCTCGTTAACTGCTTCTCTTCCTCTTCCGTAAATCCAACTTTAAGTTGTGTCTTACAAGCTTTCACTACACGATTTACTGTGTCAACAAACTCTTCTGTATCAGAGTTGTTATCTTCTTCTTTCAAACGTCTTGCATAAGTCCTCTTGTAGACAGGGTAGCCTATTTCACCCCAAGGCGTTACAATCTCATTTATCACTAAGCTCTCCTCTTAAATTCTTTCCAAGTCTCAACAATCATAAATACAGAAAGCAGTGGAACACCAAGCAATGTATGCATAGTTATAACAATAGGAATATTCAATGTTAGCCTTTCATTTTTGGCTATATCATGATACACATCATTTAACGTAAGAATCCCACCAACTATAATTGCAACAAGAATTAAATATCCCACAATGCCCTCCATATTAATCATTCAACATTTCATTTTCTTCAAAACATGAATCAAACCAATTCTTTTGAGCTTCATATTTCTCTGGTTCATTCTCTTGCATATAACGCAATTTGGCATATCCAGCAAGCTGATCTTTTGGCATACCAACAGTTTGTTCAATTGTATCTTTTACATCTGCAATATAACTTGTTGCATCTTTCTTGCGAATCTCAGCAGCTACAATCTCATTAATTGCATCATTGATTTTCTTCCTCACTTCAGGACTTTCACCTGATACATTGATATGTTTATTTCTAGCCATTTATTTCCCCTATTTAGTTAATGTTTGTGTATATGCTTCAATCAATGGCACTGTAACATCAAGAATGTCTTTACCATTGCCTGCATTCAATGTAAGAATTAATAATACTGTAAAAACCCTAAAAATCTACCCATAGTTATGCCCCCTTGTTAAATTATCTTTTTGCTCACTCATCATACACCAGCCCTAGCTAATAAAGCTTCCATCTTCATTACACCATGGTTAATTCTAACAGATGTTGCTTCATTTTGCAACTCTTGTTTTGTTAATTGTTTAAACATTTTCCTTACTTGATATGTTTTTGCATTAACAGGAAAACGAGGGATTTTATTCCACCCCATTGCATCAGCATATTCTTGTGGGGAGAGGAGCTTCTTCTCTGTTTCAATTAATTCTTTTGTTTCAACATGAGGCTCTGCTGGAATATCATTTGCAGTGGAATTATACATAGCTTTTGATAAATCAATGTTAACCTTAGATATAGCTTCTTCAGCTTGCATTTTATCATAAGCTTCATTATGTTGTTTTATTTGCATTCGTTTTACTGCTTGCTTATCACTCATTTAATTCTCCCAAATAAATTGTTTCAATTGTGGCTCTTTATAACCAGCCCATTTTACCACTTTCCCATTACCATTATCACAACGGAACACGTAATGCCCATCAACTTCCTGTGCAACAACATCTTTATATTTTGATGATGTTTTAAACCATTCCAATTCATCAGCAAGATTAACATCTTCAATCAATGGATATTTAGTCCAGTTTGACATTACAACATTTTCGTATGCTTTCTTTAAGTCAAAGTTGAAATATGGCGCACTTGACACTATTGTTAAACAAATATTAACGTAATCATTAATTAAGATTAATGATCTGCATTTGTTGTATATGGCTAATAATGTTTCCTTTGCCATCTTTGGGTTTGCCTTAAAATCACAAGGATTACAGAAATAATACCCATTAATAGAAGCAGCATAAATCCCAACAAACAGAATATCACATAAGGCATCAACTACTTCCACTTCATCATTAGCAGCAATAGCATCATTAAGCTCTTGTAATTCTTCCTCTAAACATTCATGTTGTAATTGCTTACGTTGCTCAGACATGTCAAATTGTCCACCAGCTCCAATCCTGTTCCATTCACTTGTGAGCTTGATTAGATTATCAAAGTCCAAGTCTCTTTGTAATAAACTCATTTATCCTCCCCATATTGTAATTTTAATATCAACTCACAATAATGAATTGCTTTCTTAATATCATCAGCACCATTCTTGTTTTTATGTCGTGTGATGTATTTAATTATATTTCCTTGCAAGTAATCAAGGTTATTCTCATGTATGTATTCAATTGGTTGAATCTTACACTTCTTATAATGATCTCCGGCTACTTGTGTATCTAATGCTGACATTATCCCTCCAGATAATTATTAATGTGGTTGTGAACGTGGATAGCACAGAGAGCTAGACACGTCAGATAACGAAGTTATCACCTTTTTTTACATTGTAAGGCTCAATGTTCAGCCTAAGGTAGCGACGCCCGTGCTGATTTCTTAATTTATTGTATACATTAATGAACTTATTTGTATTTTTATGAGTATAAACATAATGTTACATATTAGGTTTAGTTCTGCTATTACGAACTTGGTTCGTTAAATGCAGTGTTATGCGCCATCAGCATTGCGCTTAGGCACAAGAGGCACGTTTAAAAACTTACCGAGCCATTTAAATACTGAGCTTGCACAATCAAACACAAGAGCTAGTAAATTAACACATGGAGTTATTGTAAGTATCACAAACCACACGATTAAACCAACAGTTAATTCTGGGGTGTAAAATTTATCTTGGCATTTTTTCAAATCCGACTTGTAAATTCCAATCATCCTAAACAAATAAACAATCGCGCAAATTACTAATGGAATCCAATAAACCATTAAAGCCACTGTGCTTGTAAATTCAAAACTTTTAATATATTCGAGCATATTAATCACCTATAAATTTAAGTTAGTTTGTGCAGCGCATAACAACTATGTCAACCGGATACGCTGCGCTACCGGTTACATTTTTGGTTAAACGAACTATCTAAGCTCGCCAATTAATTTTATTAAAATCTTACCAAAATTACTGTCTTCGCTAACTTTTGCATCGCCAAAAACCACATACCTAAATGGCATCATTACAATAAACGTAGGGTATACCCATAGCGTATTTAATCTCTGTAATATCGTTTGTTTTGGCGTTTTTATGAATTTATGTTTAATTACAAAATCGCTTCTATAATCATTATCATAAGTTCCGTAAATTACATCTAATGCGGCTTTAACTGTGTCCACACCATCTTCTTTAAAAACCTTTTCAATCTCGTGCCTATACAGACTTCTTATGCTTTGCTTTAACATTATGTACCTCGTTTAACAACATGCTGTTGCTCGCCTTACGGCTGGATTCCTCACCTGCGGCTCGTCACCGCAAAGCAAGGGGTTAAATGCCTTCCACATTCATTTCTGGCGTTTTGCCTTTCTCTCCCTTTGTAGCATTTGGTCTTAGACTTTCTGTGAGCAACACGCGGAATACAGCATGGGCAATCCGTAGATGTTCCGCGTATCTTTCGGTTTGCCTTCTCAAGTCGTTTTTTACCGTAAGCCTTCATATCTCACCCTGTAGTTAGCGTTTCCAATAACAATGCAAACCATCTTTACCATTTGTATCAGCAAAGCACAAACCTACTGAAGACATCCAGCCAATAATCCAGATTATGAGAGTCGTAATCATGACCACTCTCTCAACAAATAATTCAAACTGATTTCACAAATATCTGCACCACCATCTTTCACCTCATTTAAGAGGCAAATTCCTCGCCAGTGTGCCTTATTACCTTGTGATAACATATACACCTCATCTTCCTGATAGAAACTACCACACACTATACCTATCTGCCTTGTACCATCACCAAGGTATCTCTTTCCAGCTTTATATGCTTGTATATGACCTTGTACAAAGCTAAATCCTGCTGTCTTAATCATCGTCTCTATGTTACCACCAATAGGTGATTTTTTAGCAGAATCTGGATTCTGAAAATAATGACTGAATCTTACACCATTAATATTCACAATGTCAAGATATTCATACACTTCAAACCCTAATCCTTCCAACCATTGAGTTGTGTCATCAACAATAAATCCTTCAAGCTTTGGATGTTCACTTACAAACCGTGGAATTCTAACTTGTGGGTCATGATTACCAACAGTGAACACTAAACGTGGTTGACAATCATCAGTGTAGAAAGCATCAAGGAATTGCACCATTGCATTCTTACCTGCTTCAATGTCATCAATTATGCGTCTACCAGTAAGCTCAAGATTTGATCCATAATTATTCAGGCTTGACATATCCCAAAAATCACCAATAACAACAACTACATCAGGCTTATGTGCATATATGTAATTTCCAGCAGCAATGATGTGGCTTATATCGCTTTCAGGTTTTACCTGTGTATCTGGAATAACAATGATTTTTAATCCAGTATCATGTTTAACACCAGCCTCACCATTATGCGGTGTAACAAATTGCATTAAATCTCTTGCAGCAGGTGTAAGTTGACTTCTATCTGTGTAAACGCCTTTTGGTATTGATTCTTCTGGAATTTCTTTTGGTGTATCATCTTGTTGCTTATAATAATTCAACCACCATAAAATATGTGTATTACCATTTAGGAAGTCAGCAACAGTTTTACGAGCAATGCCAGTCATTTCTGATATTTGGGAAATATTATAACCATTCTGCTGCCAATCAATTAGGTCAAGCTTTATCTCATTTGTTAACCTTGTGTATTTATCTGGACGCATTACACTCCTCCACGCTTTAACCTGTTCACTGTCTCAAGCATGTCACCCATCTTTGATGTACTGAGCTTAACTTCCTCACTAGCAAATCCACCTGTTAGCCATTCCCTATCATTACGCTCTTCACCAATTAATGAGAAGCCATACACTCTCTCACCAGAGATACGGACATGTTGACATCTACCTTGCACTTCTAATGCTGAATTGGTTTTAACTCCAAGGAAATTAATTGCCTCGTATATTCCAGCAGCTGATTTAAGTGGATCAATAATCGTTTTACCATCATCATTCATTAACCCTATTGAATATCCACATTCTTCTAAATCTTTAAATGATATTCTCCTGTAAACAATTTGTCTAGCCATTATGTTTCCTTATTTGTTATTGTTATTATATGATACAACAGTTATTATGATTTGTCAAATTGTTTATACAAAACTTACAGCACCATGCTGCCCATTACAAAACTTAAACAACTCATATTCTTTCACTGTCTGGCAATGTGAAGCTCTAACATCTTTAGGCTTTACAATAAATTTATCATCAACATGCTTTACACCGTAGTCAGATTCAAGGTCATCAAATAATGTGTAAATCCCTTTATTTGTATCAATGTGCTGTGGGAATGGAAGAATTTTATCTGTAATCATTATTAGCCCCTTATTGATTTGTTACACTAATGGTAATGCAACAGCAACACATTGTCAAGGACATTAACACACTGCCGGATAAATATATTCCTTACCAAGCAAATATGTGCTGTTCTCTGTTTTAACAATAACCCCTTCTTTGCATGTTTGTGCTAAAATTGGAGATGTACAAATCATTTTTCCATCTACAAATCTATTCTTTGTGTCATTGTATATTCTACCATAAATGATAACACCATCTTCCCCACCCAGTTGAAGAGCATTCCAGTCTTCTAATGTTGCTGTAGGATGATGAATGTTCTCGCAGAGGTTATTCATCTACTCACCCCATGATAAGTTATTAATTCATTCAACCATTCAATTGGTATGCCTTCATTTTTGTTATTTATCATGTTATCCCCTATTATTTATGTTTGTTATCTGCTTTAGTAAACACTTGTTCTGCCTGATCAACTGCTACATCTCTTAGCCTTTCAAGTGCAATGCTCATCTCCTCTGGAGTGTAGTTATCAGCATCTCGTACAAGCTGTCCTAATTTCTCTTTAAAATAACGTGCATCTAATCCGTATCTGTTCATTGTTTACGTGACTCCTTGACTAATTCTTTAATCTTATTAATTGTAGCTTTCTTTTCGTATGGAGCTAAATCACCGGGGCTACCAATTCGAAGGTCATCCCTGAGTTCCTTAAATAAGGAGATGTCAGTAGTACAATCAATCAATGGTTGTACAATCTTAACACACAGCATATAAAACACACCAACCCATGCAATAATAGGAAGAAGCTTATCAAACACAAGCCATAAGATGGCAATCATCTGTGCATCACCAGACACACCATTCACTGTTTCAAGAATTAATTTTAATTGTTCAATATCCATTTTTATCTCCCGTGTTGTTTATTTGTTAAAGCAATATTATCTGTTGTTTTTATTGTTGTCAAATATTATTTGTATATTTATCTGTTAATAAGTGATTTAAGTTATCCACAAGCAGCTAAATTTAAAGAATAGTAGTCATATAGACGCTAGGTGCCCTTAACACAATTCTCCCTGCGGGATGTTTGGTGCGGCATCTACGACTATTCTGTTTGCTGTCTACAGCTTGTCATCAAGTGGGCTATATGTAATTCTTATCAGTTGTGTATTTTATCGTGGAACCACCACGCCATCTCTCTTAGTGATTGATGTTACTTGAAGGCATCTTAATGCTCACGACAAGTCATTCCAATTTAAAGCTAGGCACCATTTCCACTGTTTAAGGGCTTCCTGCTTGAAACAGGACGTACCCTGCACCGTCTATAATCCACATACCAGTTTTGCCAGATATGTTTTGCCTATGACCTTACGGATCAGTTGGCTGGTGCAATTACATAAAGGAACATAAATAAAATTAATATTTCTAGTTCATACTAATATGATAACATGCTTTTCAATAGAAGTCAATGATTATTACAAAATGGTAATGTTTAATATGATAAATGTTATTGACAAACACACAATACATCTATGTTTAATATAATTATTACAATTTGTTAATAAAGCTTGACAAACTAATAAATTGCATGTATACTTATAAGTAATAGGAATGCTATGTTTAAAATTTATAATAAGAGAGGTAGGAATGCGTTGTAGGGCATGTAACATCATTTTATCTAATGATGAATTAAGGCGTTCAGCAGATGATTGGGATTATTGCACACATTGTAGGTTCAAGTCAAATGAAGAATTTGATATTATTGATAGGCAATATGTACATGGAGAAACATCCGATGTGCAAACAGATGGAACACCACTGAGTGTTGATTCTTCATACATGGAGGTGTTTGATGACAATCCTTAGAGGTTTAACATAAACATTACAAATAATTAATGAAATAATCATTGACAAATGTAAATAAAGCTTTACAAATCTAAAAAAATATGGTATAATATTAGTATAGATTAAATTTATTGTACCACATTTTGAGAAGATAATCATGGCTAGAATCTTGAAGGATGAGCGTAAGGTATTGAATGCTCAAAGGATTTATGATGAATCTGTTGATAATTACCTGAAGATTATGAATCAGCTTAATGCTGAAATTATGGATATATGGGATATTATGGATGGATATGCTAAAGGCAAGGAAGATGAGAAATATAATATCACGGCTCAACAGCATTCTGCATTGAAAGATCAATTCAACATGTGGAAAGCCAACCTGCGTGAGCCAGATAAAATTCTTGAGAACATTGAGAATGAGCTTCGTAAGAAACACAAGCGTAGGCAAGCTGAGGATGGCAAGAAATCCAAGGAGGGCATTACCTCTAGTAATGTCCCTAAAGGCAATGCCCCTTATGATGCAACGCCTAAAGTTGCAGTATTCAAGCTAAGAGCTGATTAACTCCCCCTGTCAAAACATCTGTTTATGATGTCTGTCTACACATGTAGGCTACCTATTTATCATAGGTTTAGAGGCGTGTGTGGGATACACCCATGAAAATATACACATCTAGTGCAGCTTTAGCTGTATCCCCTCCCTCCACTGGATGCTGTATTCCTCTATTTTATTTTTAAGCATAATCATTGTGTTGTGGTTGTGTGTAGTTTTGGCTTGTCGTGAGACACCCAGTTTTATTTAAAGGCTCGTTGTGAAACGCCCTGTCTTTATTTAGGATTATAGATGTCATTTAGAGAATACTCACCAGGTAGACCTTCCTTTGTTTATAAAACAACAAATCTTTTAAACAATAAGATTTATGTTGGTTTTCACATGCTTGGTAACAAAGATAATCGTTATCTTGGTAGTGGGTTAGCTTTGAAAGCTGCCATAAATAAGTATGGTAAAGAGAATTTCAAACGTGAAATAATCCATGAAGGAACTGCTGAAGAATGTCTTGAGCTTGAAGAGTTTATTGTAGATGAAGATTTTTGTTCTAGGGAAGATACCTATAATATCTCTACTGGTGGTGCAATAATGCATTTATCCAAGCAGTCAAGAGAAAAACAAGCTGCCGCAAGAAGTGCAGCATATCATCGTCTCCCTGATAGTGATAAGGAAAAGATTAAGCAACACCTTGCAGTATTCAGAAATACAATGTCTGATGATGCCAAGAAAGAAATGTATAGAAAGCGTAATGAAAAATATAACAATGATCCTGAATTTATTAGGAATCAACAGATACATTTAGAATCAGTTCGTAAATTAGCAGCACTTGCTAAAAGCACAGGTACTTGGTATACGCCAAATGGTGTTTTTACTAACATGGAGCCTGCTGCTAAGGCAAATTCAATTTCAGTTAGTTCACTTAAAAACTATTGCTTAAACAATAGCAATGTAAACAAGTCAAATAAGAATTGGTTTGAAAAAGGTAAAACCTTTAGAGAAATAGGATTCTGGTTTGAGCCAAAATAAATATGGAAAAATCTAACAGTATTGTAATATCACCACAAAAGGGTAAGCAAGAACTCTCATTAAACATCAAAGCTGATGTTGTTATCGTGGGAGGCGCGGCTGGCAGCGGTAAATCACAAACGTTATTGATGAAATCTTTGTGTCACCTTGATGATCCTAACTATCGTGCTATATATTTTAGGAAAACAATTAAACAGTTAGAAGGCTCTGGTGGTTTGTGGCCAGAAGCTAAGAAGATGTATCGTCCATTTGGTGTAACAGTGCGTGAACAGCAGCATGAGTTAATATTTCCATCCGGTGCAAAAGTTACTATGGGATATATGGGTAACGATAATGATGCTGAGATGAATAACCAAGGTTTGCAGTTCACTGCTTGTTACTTTGATGAATTAACTCATTTCAGTCTTTATCAATTCCTATATTTGATAGGCCGTCTACGTTCTGATGCAGATATTGATTCATTCTGTATGGCATCTTGCAACCCATCCCCAGATTCATTTGTATATGATTGGGTGAAGTGGTACTTAAATGATGAAGGTTATCCAGATGAAACAAAGTGTGGTAAAATTCGCTATTTTGTTATTGTTGATAGTGAACCTGTATTTGCCGATACGGAAGAAGAATTGGCAGAGATGTTTCCTGAGCTGTGCTACATTGATGACCCAGAAACAGGTGAAACAAGATTCATCGCCCCAATGTCATTTTCCTTTGTTTCCGCAAACATATTTGACAACCCAGCTCTGATAAAAAAGAATCCAAAATACCTTGCTAACCTAAAAGCTCAGACCCCTATAAACAGGAAGAGATTGTTAGACGGGAACTGGACTGCTCGGGAGGAAGGAAGTAACTATTTCCAAAGGGAATGGTTAATAAATGTTGATTCTTATCCAGCTAATGCAAAATGTTGTAGAGCTTGGGATAAAGGATCAACAGAGCCATGTGAACAGAATCCAAATCCTGACTATACGGCTATGTCACCAAGAATATATATGAATGAAGGTTTATATTATATTGTTTGGGATGCACACCCTGATACAGTTGATAAGAAAGATTCTGCAAAATGGACAGACCTTACTCGTGTCACAGGAAGGTTTAGACTTAGGTCTGGCGAGAGAGATATGCTTATCCTCAAGCAGGCTAAGTGGGATAGTGAAAGCTGCCATATAATTCTACCAATTGACCCCGGTGCTGCTGGTAAAGTTGAGTGGGAACATTCAGCTAAAGCACTAACTGCTGAAGGTTTTATTGTTAAGAAAGACCCCATGCCAAATAATAAGTCAAAGATACTAAGGTTTCAACCTTTTGCAACTGCCTGTCAAAATGGTCTTGTAAGAGTAGTAAAGTCATCTTTCCCTAATAAAGAAACTTATGAAGCCTATGTAAAAGAGCTTGAATCATTTACTGGTGAAAGGTCTACAGCAAATCGTAAAGATGATTTTGCCGACGCCACAGCCAGCAGTTTCAACTACATCTCAAAAATGAAAACAATACGCGACTTCACATTGCCCACCTTATCTGGTAACAATGCAACTGTATTAAGCGCGTTAAAATTCTAAAATTGGCTACGCCATAAATAACAGGCTTAATATGTCTAAAAAACCAATAGTTAAATCTGTTGCTGTCCATTATAAACCATCTGGTAATAAACCAAAGCGTGAAACACTCTCATTAGAGAAGAAAGCATCCAATGATGTTCCTGTCTCCAGATTACAAATGGGAGCACAGGGGTATGATGGTCTTAGGACAATGAATGGGGCAATCACTGAGAATTGTCATTATGATTTAAAATGGCCTC